TTAAACCTTCGCAATTTGTTGATGTAAGCTTTGTAAAAAAATATCAGCCTCAGCTTTAGTTTCACATTTCTTGTGATACGTACCATTGGCTTTATAATTATGCGGAGTATATTCAATATCTATAGAAAAATTTTGTGTAATCATGTTTTTAGAAACATGTACAGCAATGATATGAATTGAATTTAGGTAAAAACCATCTTCTATTTTAACCAACATTTTACAGCCTCGAACTGATCACACAGGAAGTTAAAACAAAAAAGCTCATCATAGGATGATGAGCTTATTGTTTAAATAATTTAAACCGTATTGTACATTAATTTAGCTAAAATTGATTTTTTTTGATTGTTTTTTATCTACGACATCCCCCCAATCTATGCTTTTTTACAATATCTTTAAAAAACATAACTCAATTATACGTTTCCAATTTTATTGTTTGACAATTTGCTCTCTTTTTCCAACATATCGATGCTAAATTAATAGCGTGACACAAATCACAAAATTATTTTCTAATGATTTATTATGCTTTATTTTATGGAGGCTTTCTCTATGAATTATTTGATTATTTTAAACTCTTCACACGATTACCATTTTGATGAAGTTCATAAAATCATCCAAAATTATGATTCATCTATCCGTGTGAATACCTCAACTTGGCTAGTGAATACAATCTATGATGCTAAAATCATTCGTCAACATTTATCCAATATTTTAGGAATAAATGATTCACTCCTTGTTTTTAAAGTTGATCATGAACACTCTTTTGCCAATGAATTAGATTTAAATGATTGGATGGAGGAAATGGAACAGAAAACTGTATTAAGCCCTTAAATTGATAATTCATTCAAAACAGTTGATAAAAGCAAATAAAAAGCTACTCCGTTTATAGAAGTAGCTTCTCAATTTCGTATTAGCTAATCAGTTTTATGAATGTATTAAACACTCAGCATACTACTGAGAGTTTCAATTTCAAGAATGATATAAATTATTGAAATTAATTGTTTTTATTCATTGAAAAATGTCTACCTGCAAAATTCCTGCAAAATAAAAACAAAACTCAAGCATAAACGATTAGTTTGATTGATGTTTTTGACTATCATCTAAAACTAATTTTAGCAGTTTGATGTTATGCTTAAACAGCCTCCAGAAACAATTCTTTTTTGGTTCTTCGGAATATCTAGTGAAATTTAATAATTCATAGATATTCCGTGACACCAATAAATAGTAGAAATTATATCGGTAAATTTTTCTGATAAGTTCCTGCCAACCAATCAAAATTTTTCACGCATTCTTCTAATGCTTGTTTCTTGGTGGGCTTTACAAACCACCATGCCACAAATGCACCATCTTTAAAATTGTCGTTGACTCTATAATACATCGTTGGGTTAAGTTTCTTGATCGAATCACCAAACTCTCTCCACCACTCGCGCACCCAAATCATGTGTGTTGCCAACGCATGTAAGTTTTGTAATTCAGCTTCACTAAATTGTTTCTTTTCAGCATTACTGTATAAAGCGATTAAGTGATGTACGTACTCAACTGCTGCAGGTATTGCATCGTAAGGGATGTCTTCGATATGTTCTACATTGAAACGCTGATGTACGAGCTTATAAGCATCGCTATAGTTTAAATGCTTCGTTTTAGCCACAAGCATGTTCACTGCGTTGGTTAATGGCTCTCGTTCAGATTTGTGGGTTTTAGAAACTGGTTGCCCGACCTCCTTATCCAAAATATCGAGTACCCATTTACGGAATTCTTTGGCTACTGGTGTACGGGCAAACATAGCGATTAGATGACAACCACGTAGAGAAAAGATACGAGTCTTTATTACTAAATTCGAGGTGCTCAAATTGGCCACCTCGGAAGATTCAATAATTTTAGTCATTTTTAGCGTAAACTCATCTGCATAACGATTAAAAATCTTAGTAACAGATCTAGTATCCGCATATCCTAAAGCTACCGCCAATTCTATTGATGTTAAATATGTTTGACCATCTTGTACCATCGGTGAAAAATTTACTTCGTTAAAACTTAATGTTAAACTGCCCATAGTTCATATCTCGCTGATTTGACTACACTAAAGCCCTTGCCGTCCAAAGTTCGGGCTTTTTTGTTGTCTGCTGATTTCATGCCTTTGCATTCCCTTGTTGTTTCAAAAATTGCTCAACAGCCTTATTAATAAGATAGTTCATTGAACGTTTATCTTCTTTACCGTGAGTTTTAAGCTTTTCATGCAAATCGCTTTGTAAGCGCGCCTTTACGTACACAACTTTTTCTTTCATATCAACCCTTATTAATGCCTCACTTTGTGGCATTTAAATAACTATAGCCACACTTTGTGGTAATGTAAATACTTAACACAAAATATTTACCACACTTTGTGGCATTGAGGTTTTAATGAGTAATCAAGCTGATCACACCATAGTTAGGTTGCGTGTACCACCTGAATTAAAAAAACAAATAGAAGAATCGGCTGAAAATAATAATCGCTCGCAAAGTGCGGAAATGGTTGCTCGTCTAGAAGATAGTTTTGTAGCATCAGCAAGTAACACCAATTCCCAAGCTGATATAAGAATTATTCCATTGCATGATGGGAAGAAGCGTGTGATTTACGGGAAACTACTGAATACACTAGATTTAGACTACACCCAATCACTAAGTGATTTGAAGGTTGATATTGAGCTTGCACTTGAAACTTTAAGCCGTTCATCCATCTGGAAAGCTCTTCAATTTCTAACTAAAGATGTAATTGTCGCTCAAGGCAATAATCATCTAAACATCGTTGATAATGGTAAGAAAGGTTTAGGTTGGCTAGTTGTCGAAGATCACTATGTCAACACATCAAAAAAAACTGTGATCCTAGCCAAAATAATGGACAGCACGTCCCTCTAAAGATAACGTAACTTTAATCTTTGGAGATTCAAGAAATGGCTAAACGTTTTAGTCCTGAATTTAAACAGCAAGCGATTGATTATGCACTTTCAAACTCCCACGAACCTATAGCTGCAATCGCCCAGAAATTAGGTGTGGGTTATTCAACTTTAGACAAATGGATTCGTGAAGCCAATCCAGTAGGTTCAAGCAAACGTCAACTTTCACCAGAACAACAGCGGATCTTAGAATTAGAGAAAGAAGTCAAACAGCTCAGGGAAGCCAATGACATCTTAAAAAAAGCGCATGTGTACTTTCTGACAGATCATGCCAAGAAAAGTACACGGTAATTCAAGATCTGGATGTGAATGAAGTCACTGTATCTTCTGCCTGTCAATGCCTGGGTGTCAGCACTTCAGGCTATTATGCCTGGCGAAAACGCCAGGCCAATCCAGCGCAGAAATATAATGATTTAAAAGCCGTATATTGGCAGCATCATGCACGATTGGGTGCACCTTCATTGGTACATGACATGCATGATTTAGGTTACAGCATGAGCGAACGAACCGTTGGAAGAATGCTTAAAAAGCTTGGTTTACGTAGCAGGATTGCACGTAAATACAAGTATACGACTGATTCAAACCATCGTTTGCCTACAGCGCCTAACTTGTTGGATCGTCAATTTACGGTCAATGAACCCAATAAGATCTGGACAACGGATATTACCTATATCCGTACTAAGCAAGGTTGGCTGTATTTGTGTGTGATGCTGGATCTATTCAGCCGTCGTATTGTCGGTTGGCAAACCAGCCATCGAATAGACCGTCAATTGGTGTGTGATGCGTTTCATTATGCAATGGCTCGTCAGGGGTATCCAATGGGTGTCATGGTGCATTCGGACCAAGGCTCACAGTACTGTAGTCGTGATTTTAGGGCGCTATTATTGACGAATAACTGCGTTCAAAGTATGTCACGCAGGGGAAACTGTTGGGATAATGCAGTGACCGAAAGCTTCTTTCATACATTGAAAGGTCATGTGGTCCATGGCAGTGTGTTTGCCACTCGAAAAGAAGCGAATACAGTCTTGTTTGACTATATTGAGATTTATTACAATCGGGTCAGAAGACATTCCGCAAACGGCTGGTTAAGCCCAGAAGCCTTTGAACAGAAATATTTTAAGAATTTAGAGGGATTTGTTGTCCACGATACTGTCTAGGATCACTGATTAAACCTAAGTTAAGTTAGTTTTTAATACTAAAACGAATTTAAGTTAAAAATAAATCAATTGGATTCAAGATGAACTGGGCAATACTTTTAAATTTCCTCACAGCACTTGCTATTATTCCCCCTATTCTAAGATGGTGCTTCTTCAGAAGTTATCGTATTGAATTAAAAAGAAAAGATTATGAATCTAACTCATTGCAACTCTCTAAATATATTAAAAGCACTTATAAGGAGAAAGCCAATAAAGAACCTTCAGAATTACAGGCTGAAACAGATACATTTTTGGTAGGAGATGTAATAAGTTATAAAATTGTTTTCCATGCTCTAGACTTAAAAATTTCTAGATTATTCGAATTTTTAAAAAATATTAAATATGCAAAAATTTTTCTAGATATTGATACCAATAATGAGATACCGACATTCAAATCTAAATTAACAGAAAAAGAGATAAAATATTTTTTCAATATTACTTTTGGTTTTCATATATTTGCCACTATTCTTTGGGGTTTCTCATATATTATTGACAGTGACACTTTTTTTGGTATACCTAAATCTTTTTTAGTTTTAATAATATTATGTATAACCGCAACATCAGTCAGGTTTTCAACACAAGCGAAAACTGTAGAACTTTTAAGTAAAGATATTAATGTTCAATTTCCTAGTTAATTAAACTAGCTAGGAAATCACCTATTTTATTGTAATAAGGTATAAGTAATACCCCTATTAAAACAACAATTATTAAAATCCAATACTGAGTATATAATGATTTTTTTTCATTTATATATGCTATTTCAATTTCTTGAGCAGATCTTCCATCCACATTGGATTGTGTTAATATTTTTTGTAGATCTTTTTCATTTAGCAAATCCTTGTATCTATTTTCAATTTCCATATATTTATTATTTAGTCTTTTTGTTTCATCAGATACTTCTTTTCGAGCAAAAATTAAATAAAAAATAGAAATAATAATTAATGAAAAGCCAATAACAGAAGTTGCTAGATTAAAGTTTAATATTTGATCTAATGATTTTAATTCTGTCTTTTTTTCTATCACTTTCACTAAAAAAGACATTAGAAAAAATGATAAAAAAGTCCACATACTTGTTTTAAACATAGTGAACATGTCTTTCACAATACCTGAAGCTTTTTCTGACTGAGTATATAGAACATCAGCTATTTTATTTTTCACTTCAATGTATTGTTTTACATTATCTTTAAGATAAAGATCATAGCCAGACTGAGCAGAATGGCAAGTACCTATTTCTAAAGTAGAAATATTTTCTTCTTTAATATGAATAGAAATAACATTACGGGCAATACCTATTTTATCTACGAATGGTCCAGAACCATAGACCCACTCGTAGAGAGCGGTTATTTCACTTTCAACACTTGATGGTAGTTTGTTATCAAGATTACACTTTAATGTTTTATATCCTTTAATTTTAAAACTTAGTGAATTTTCAAATATTTTTGAGTGATCACTTAAAAATATTAGATTAAAAATTGATTTCAAATAATTAAAATGGGCTGCTAGAAAAAACTCTTCTTTAAAATCAAAAAATTCTGGTATGAAACTGTAATGGTCTGCATTGACAAAATGACCCACTTTATCTCGACAGTCAATTTTTTCCTGTAATATATTTTCTCTATCATATTCGGATTTCCACTTATTCAGTTCATCTACTTTAAAATTTGGATATATGCTTTGAAAGTAAAAAAATTGATTTGATATAGTAGAAAAACTCTCAAATATATGAACTACTATTTTTCCATTTTGTAAATATTCAGACCATGATTTTAATTGATCTTCCAAAGTCTGTGATTCTAAAAAATCAGAAAACTTTGATAAATCAAAAATGCATAGTTTATTCCAGTTAGTACTTTCTATTTCAAAATGAGTAACCTCATCACTATCAAAATCATTAAAAAAATTTTCAGCTTTTTCTTCAAAAGTATCAAAACTATCAGTAGAAAATTTGAAAGAATCATTAAACCCATTTTTAAGTGATACTAAAATATATGTACTATTATCTTTTGCAATATTTAGAATTTTTTTTAAGTCAGTTCCAATATTTTCATTAGGTGTAGAAATTACTCCTTTACAGGAAAATAAATGGAAATTCTGTTGAATTTCCATGCTATTAGCATCTTTACCAATAGAATTTATTATATCATTCAGAAAGATAGACATAAAATTATAAAATTACTCTCAATCTTCGGAAAAGTCATGTTCAAACGTATTATAGCCTTCATCTGAATAGATTTTTACAAATTTTCTTTGAGTTTTTTCATCTATTCCTACCCCTAATCTACTTTTTAAGTCCGCAACTTCCCCTTTAACGCTAAGTTCAAAATTTTCATCAATGACTATTTTATTATTGTTTAATCTTGCTTTAATAATCTTGGACTCAATATCAAACTGTGTATCAAAACTCTTCTTTGTATCTTCTGGAGGCTTTTCTAATTCCACAATGAATTTTTTGAAGATCTCTTGATCTAAATCCTCACCTAATGGCTCATGACTTTTAACTTTTTCAACAAAATCATTGAATGCAAAACTAGGTTGTCTAAAATCAATAATCAGTTGATTTCTAAGAAGAATATAATCATTTTTTGATTTAGTTTTGATTTTTCTTTTTAAGAGATTATCAATTGCATTAAAAGCATTCTGTGTATTCGTTTTCGAGTCCCTTATTGCTTCGGCCACAATAAAATGATCTCTCCAATATTGAGAAATTGAAGTATTTGTATCTGAAAGCAATAAACTTATATCATTTCCCATTGCATCAAATTTTATAATAGCTAACTTTTGTACTCGTGTATCTAGAGGCAGCCCCTTCTTAAATTGCATAACTTCTTCATCTAAATAGGTTTTATCATCTATCTTCACTAAAGCTACTGATGCAACATCGTCAATTTTACATTTTATTTGCAAAAGACAGCCTTTACGAATGTCTCTTCCCATTGATTCAATTTTTTCTTGTGCTTTTCTTTCTGTTTCTAATAATTTAATTGCATTGTCTTTTACTTTTTCATCCCAAGTTTCATTCTTTTCATCAAGAGTAATTGCTTTTAAATTACTTGCCACCCTCTCTGCCATACTTTTAAATTTAAAATACTGACCACGAATACGTTCTTGGTTTTTCGGAGGTGTAATTGCTTCTCGAATAACATTTTCTAAATATTTTTGAACATCTTTAGAATCGCCACTGATAGATCTAATAATAGGTTCTGGATTTTCAACTGATACAGAATAAAAAGAGTAATTTTGTAAAGTAATTGACATTTCGATAATCCCATTTGTACATTTAATGTATGAACATTAATAACGTTTCTGTATTAAGCTTTTTTAATGAGTGAAGAATATCTCATTATTTATGGCTATTTTTTAAATTTGTCAACCAAAAAATCAGGCTAATTCAGGGATTTGTCAACCAAACTGACTTTTATACGACTTTTTGATTAGATTCATTGAGCAAGTAAGTTAAGAGTTGTTAGACTTCGGCTAATTATCTGACTTTAAAATAATTTATGAAATTTTTACTTATTTTAGTTTTGGGGTTCACCTCTATCCAAGCTTATGCCAAAAAATGCGCTGACTTTAAAACACAAAAGGAAGCCCAAGCTTGGTATGAACAACGCAAAAAATCAGGACAAACAGGTTGGAAAAGTTTAGACCGTGATGGCGATGGTCAAGCATGTGATTGCCTACCAGGTGGGAATGGGAAAAAGTGTCCGAAGAAAAAGAGGAAATAGTATCAGAGTAGCTCAGTCCTTTCATCTTATGTCTAAATACTACAATGTAATAAAACTGTGTGAGAGCGTAAGTATTCTATCGTCTTTGTAGCCCTTCTATTGCAATCCCTGATATCAGTGATGTTTTCCTATAGGCTGAATATTCAATCACATTTAAATAGGACAGTAATCCAATGACTACTATTAATGTTGAAAATATTAAAAGCCATGCAGATGTTATCGCTTCCTGTGGTACTAAAGTCGGTGAAGTCGACCACATGCAAGGTACAGATCAGATTAAGCTGACAAAGCATGGGGATGGACATCACCACCTGATCCCTGTTTCATGGGTTGGTGAAATCACTGACAGTAAAATTGTACTCAACAAAGACTCACAGGAAGTTAAAGATACCTGGGTACAAATTTAAAGACCTGCTGAGCTTAAATAAAGAAGCCCTCACTTGAGGGCTTTTTTATGAAATGGAATATTTAATTCAAGAAATTATCAAATACTAAATTTAGCTTAAGTAGATCTATGCATTTACAAAAACTTTCGTTATTAATTTTGGGGCGTTCTGATCAAATTGCTTGTGTCATAACCAAAGTTTTTAGCAGTCTCCAGATAAGAGGTATATGTAGCCTCATCAATTTGAGGAGATCTAGACAAAATCCATAAGTATTTCTTGGTTGGACCACCTACCAATACAACTTTATATTCAGGATCAATTCTAAGAATCCAATAATCGCCTCTTGTAAATGGTACCCATCGCAACGCCTTTGGCATGAAGCTAACTTTTAGCTTACTGTTGCTAGTATTAATACTCTTAGCTAAACCTTCAGAACTTTGCAGATTACCATCTTTATTTTGACATGAATTTAGAACTTTAACTGTTTTGTCTTGATTAAGTGAGTACTCCGCTGTTGTATTAACTGAACATTTTCTTTGAAAATAATTAGGTAGGTGAGCTATTTCATACCACTTACCCATATATTTGGTAATATCAATATTATCAACAGTTTTCACATGACTGACTGGACTTTCTGCAGCTTTGACCATCGAAGCAACTGAAACAAGAGCTAAACCAATTAATATGATTTTTTTCATTTTGAAATCCGCCTTATCTATTTAAATCTAAAAAAAGTTCAAATCATTGATTAACTCAACACATTGTGTCTTTTTCAATAAATTTAACGTATTCAATCTTAGAACATAAATTAATATTTCTTCATTAATTCTTGTTTCAATAGTATTTGAATTGTAATTACTATTTTATGTACAACGAGCTATAAAGTGTAGAAGTGATTATAAAGCCCTCACTCGAAGGCCTTCATAATCGCCTCATGCTTGCTTTTACACTCATTATATTTCGCAACTGTATCAACAGACCAAATCAATAAAGTTCGCCCTGTCCAATCGTCTAGCTTTGAACACGCGAGCAAAGACTGTTTATAGATAGCCTTACACAATATTCATAATTTCTTAAAACAGTTTACTTCTTATATAAAAACTCAAATAGATAAAATCCCTGACTTAATGTAATGTCTATAGCCTTTCTCAAACTACTATTTAGGTCTAAGCAATGGATAGAAATAAAATTCAAGGTCGCCTTACATTCTTAAAAGAAGCTGAGAATTTGAAAAATGTACTTCGCTCTTCTCACACATCCAAAGGTCGAAGTGAAAGTACAGCGGAACACACTTGGAGGTTAGCGTTATTAGCTTTAGTTTTTGAAGATGAATTGGATCAATTAGATTTTTCAAAGATATTAAAAATGTGCTTAGTCCATGATCTAGGTGAAACAATTAATGGAGATGTTCCTGCCATTGAAAAGCATAAATTCCCCAATAAAGACGCCCAAGAAAGAAATGACCTCTTAATTCTTACTCACTCATTGGATGAGCCACTAAGAAATTCGCTTTTGGGTTTATGGGAGGAGTATGAAGCAGGAGAAACTGACGAGGCTATTGCGGTTAAAGCGTTAGATAAGCTTGAAACTATTCTTCAACATAATCAAGGTTCTAATCCAGAAGACTTTGATTATGAATTTAATCTCACTTACGGCGAAAAATATACTGATAAACATCCACTTTTTAAAAGTATACGCTTGATCTTAGATGAAGAAACCAAGAATAGAATGAAAGAAAATTAATCATAAGAGAAGCCCTCAACTGAGGGCTTTTTCAAACAATTTCTTTTCACTTAAACGACGATTTGTTAGACCGTTCACAACCTTGCCATTTACTTTGTTCCAACGCGGAAATTGTTCGGCAGCAGCTTTATAATCGCCTACATTCAGTTTTTTAACTAAAGTAGAGTTCAAGAAAGCACTCACGCCAATGTTATAAGTCAATGAAACCAATGCATCGAACTGATTTTGATTAAGCTGAACTTTGACTTTATTGACAGCATTTTCAAATGATTTTAAATCATATGCCATATATGCTTTGGCTTGCTCAAGCGTACATTTATCACCTTTTTTAACCCGCACCCCATTCGGGTATTTGATTGTTCCAAAACCGATCGTCCAAACGCCTCCGCTATCGGGATAAGCTTCATTTTCAAAGCCCTCATACCCACAGATTCGATCAATACCAGCCTTGCTTGTCACTTGTTGAATTTTAGCAAACTGTTGAATATGAAATTCAGGTTGTGCTTTTAAGCGAGCTAAGATCATAGCCACACCAACAAATGCACCAACGTATTCTTTCCATTGCTCAGGAATTGAATTTTTCACATCCTGAGGAATCAAATTCCAGAATGTTAAAAAGTGCTCAGAGAATAAACTCAAGACAAAAAAAATGGCGCTTAATGCGCCTACTTGTACCGACTTGAGTTTCCAAGCCTGTTGCCAGTTATCAATTAATTTCATTTAATACTCCACGTGTTTGCTTGGCGTTTAAGCCAAGATTCAATAAATGTACTTCCTAAAATGCCGAGTGCCGATGCAATTGCAATCAACGCAAGCGGACTAATATCTGGAACCTGTAAAACAATTGCACCTGCGATCGTTGACGTTGCCGCACCTAAAATTGTTCTGCCAAGAGCCAATCGCCATGTTAGCTTCTCATCTGACACAAGCAATTTCGCAAAGCCAATACAGGCTCCCATTACAACAATGAGTAATAGATTTTTTTCATGCTCTTGCATGAATCCCCCTTATTTTTGGCAATAAAAAAACGAACTATCTTGTTCGGCTTTACTTGAGTGCTTTGATTAATTCCACAGTGGCTAGAATTATTGGAGCAGTTTGCCATGCAAGTATTCCAATAATGACTGATAACACAATTAAATAAGTCCAAATTCTTAATGGTTTGCTTTCTGATAATTTATTCATCGCTTTATCAACCTTAAAATTTAAGTTAAAATTCATTTATGTTCTGATCCTCAAGTCTTCGTTATGGGTTGGAAATAAAAACCCCAAGAGCTGTGAACTCTCGGGGTTTTATTTTTGGCAATAAAAAAGCACCCTATTGGGTGCTGTATTTGATAACTTCACACTTCTATCTGAACAACAGTGCCCTGCAGTGCGGATCGTTTAATTTCATTATTTGAGATAAAAACCTTTTCACCAAGCTTGTACTCAACTGCACTTGTACACATCACCAACCCTGAATTATCAGAAACCAAGACTTTGTAATTTGGGTGATTAACACTTGTAATTGTGCCGACAAATTCAGGTGCTTTAGGCATCAAAGCCATTAGTCTTTCAAGCGGATTACTCATTTACAATACGCTCCACTTTTACAGTTTGCTCTACTTTTGAATATGTAAATGACACATCGACTGCATCAACAATACCCCACCACTTCCCATTGAATGCAAAAACATCACCCAAGGTTTGCTCAGGTGACTTGGGGGAAATAGGCATATTAAAAACATGATCTTCAACACGACCAGATTTCGCCAATTTTGTACGACCAAAACCACCCATGCTGACAGCATTAAAAAGCGGATTAGCCACAGGCTCTAATAAAACATCACCTGCAGTATTTTTGCGTTTGACCTGCCCTGTGTTTCCGTTTCTCGGGTTTGTTAATGTAATTGCATTGTAATTCAATAATTCATGGTAGCTTTCAAAATGTTGTGTGACAATGCTTTCAGGTATCAATGAATCATAATCACCGGCTGTCATTGCATCCCAGTATGTCTTTTTATAAAGCGGTTTAATTGAGATTGTATTACTGTCCTTTTCACTATAAACAAAACCACCACCAGCTTCAGCAATCATTTTAATTGCTTCAATTGGCTTTTGATTTGTATAACTCAAGCTCTCAGACTCTACAATCCACCCCAATTCATCAATGAGCTGCCAGTTTAATTTAGTATCACTGTTCACCCAATCTATTTCAGCTTGCACTAACTGCACAGATGTGCGTTCATTTTCTTGAAGATATGAGCGACTGGGTGTGTCTTTAGATCCAAGCAATGCAGATTGACTACGACCAGATAGTGTACAAATTGTTTTAGCGAACACTTGGGATTTTGAATAATCCTCATACATCATCATGTGAACATTGCCATTCACAGAAATTTTCAACACATCAAATTTTTGCAGTTTACTCATTTCGGGTTCAACAACAGTCAAGCTGTAAGACCAACACCATCGGCTTCGATCTGTGCCGTATTTACCATTTAAAACAATTATTTCTTCATTTGTTCGAGTGTTTATGATTGATACTTCATTCACGATATACCACCAATTTTGATTTTTAATTGCGGGAATACAGTCATCTAAACCAAAATTCAAAATCACATTGTGTGAATCTACTTTTGTGCATAAACAGTTGAATTCTAGATTTGTACTGCCGACATATCCTAGAATTTCCGGCTTTGGCCAAGGTTGAACAGGATGCTTTCTATAGTGGATCGGGCGAGCTTTCTGCCACACAAATTCATTTGCCGTAACAAACTCTAGCCCTTTATCCCACTCAAATTGATATGTTTTTTCAAAATGTTTGGCAACTTCATGTGAGTAAGTAAACTGCTTACGTTTTCGAATCAATTCAACCCAATCAAATTGACGCTCAATGTATTTTTTCTCAGCAACTTCGTAGTCAAACCCATATTGTTTCTTAAGCCTAATATTTTCTTGCCAACGCAAATCTAAATTAGAGTTTAAACCTGTTGATTCTTCAAAAATCGTTCTGATATTTTGAGCAAGTGGCTTCCCTTCTTCGTTTTTAATATCAACAACGGTAAGTTGGGTTAAGCCTGCATCATAAAAAGAAGCCCTATTCAGGGCTCTTAAAATTGGCTTTGACCAAGGTATTTGCACAACACTTAAACACGGCAAAGCTTTTTGATAAATCAAAGAATTATTTAACGAAACACCGACAATGTGATTAATATCAAATGTACCCACTGCCTCAAAAGCAAACGCAGTATCAATGAGGATATTGGCTGAGCCATGCACATCAATCGGTGGCTCTACCGTGCCCGTTGCGCTAAATCTAAATGACGTATCAATGCTGATATTTGCGTAATTAAACCCATCTTCAGCACCAAAATTTAAAACTAAATTTTGTGAATCAACTGGCTTTAATTCTTTGGTAAAATTCAGAATTACATTCAAAGCATCTGGTGGCGTGTAGTCAGACATTTACCACCTCATTTTCTAGAGCTGTGGGCTTAAATAAATCACATCAAGTTTTACACTTGATCCAAGTACAATATCGTAATTATCTAAAACAATGTCAGTCCCAACATTAATATCAGCAACAGCTACACCCTCACCATTAATCAATCTCGCCCATTTTACTGTGCCAGATTTAATTGCAACGCCTGCGCTTGTTGGGAGTAACTCTATATTGTTTTCATGAATTGCTTTGGTGCATGGCTTTTGCAAATCAAGAACTAAAACCTTTGCTGAGCTTTTTGCATCAACATCAATTGAAACAGGTTTTGAGTCATCATAAAAAATAAGGGTAGCATTTGCGCTACCTTGATCTAAGAAATTAGCTGTCGCTCGTAGCATTGCCAAGCTTGTTTTTAAAGATGGCTTACTCATTGTGGCACCACGTTGTCTTGAATGACTGCGTTATATGTTTTATGAGGATCTAATGAAACAATTGTATAAGCAACATCAAGTGGCAAATACATCTTATACACCCCATTCTTATCACTTTGAACTGATCCTAGTAAAGCACCATTTGATCTGCCATACGCTCGAACTTGTCTTGAAACAGGGGTTCCTATTTCCAAAGTCTTGCCCGCAACAACTGTTTGTTTTAATTGTGTTGCGATCAATACATATATCTTGCAATCAAGCATCACAATGACTCCAGAAGAACCGTATACTTAACAAATTTTCGTGCTTCGCCAGCAGTATATTTATTCACATATTTCCCGACACCTGTGGAATATGAGATTTCAGTTTTTTGATTTGCTGAGATACGCAAAAAAGGCAAAACCCCTCGCGGTGAATTATTTACATCTAAAATAGGCAATGTAGAAATGAAATCAAAATTAACAAGTGCAAATTGCTGTGACTCATCTAAAGTTCCGAATGTGAAATTTCTACCTGCTCGACTCCATTTGGCTACTCCATTCTCATCAAACCAAATCAATGCATTTAATTTTAATCCCGCTCCCGAAACCGATTCAGAGCCGGCTTCGTTACACAAATGATAGCTACCTCGCGCCCAAGAATAAAAGTATTGATAAGCTTGAGGCACCTTTAACTGGGAACCTGATGCCAAAAGAGCTAAATTAACACTTTTTAATTTTTGATCATAAAACTCACAAAATCCATAAACAGCATATGCGCCATAATCTGCGTGCGTTGTGTCTAATACAAAACTTTTACCATCGCCAACCAAATTAAATGCAGAGTTCCCAGTTGAAGCATTTGCTGAGTCAGAACTACTACCACCGTTACTATATGTTCTATAATACCACTTCGTCCAACCATGATATGTACCATCCCAACCCCAATTTGCATTTGTATTTTGTGGGTCGTATGGCATTTGATTGCCGGTGATATTATCAATATCACTCATAGATGAAACCACACCAACTTTTGCGAACTTAGCACCATTAACCGCAGCACCACTTACACAAAAATCATGCACAAGCAATATTAAGCCCAGTGATTCAGGACTTGTTGATCTGTATGCCCTTTTTGGTTCTGTACTGTCACTTGGTGTACTAAATACAATTTCAAAATCAAGAGGTGCGGTTGAACAACTTGCAGTTCCTGTAATAGCTTGTGGATGTGAAGATAAACATTCAATAACAACACTATCCGTATTCGCTGACAGCACCTTGAAATCACCATCCCACCCATTTGTTGATCCGCCAATTCTGACAACTTGACGATCAATAAAGCCATGCCCTGCGCCCAAAGTTATAGTTGCCGTGATTGCTTCTATTGATGATTTTGTTATAGATAAAATTGGCACAAAGTTAAAACCCTCAACCAGAACTTTATCCAAAAGCTTAATCATACTCCCCCAGTTGTTCGTGAGCTGGGGGATGTTTTTCATATCGTTTTGATAGTGTTTAATAAGATTTGACATTTTTTACTCATAAAAAAGACCGCACAAAGCGGCCATATTTGATTTAAATTTTAAACAACACGATCAATATCACCACGCAACATGATTTGGAATTGATCTGAAATCTGTGTTGGTTCTGATTGCTTCACTGTGCGAATCGCCCAGACTGGGTACATTGCTGAGATTGAGTTAAAGCGCAATACATTACTGTTCGCCCAACCTGCACCCCAACCCTCTTTTTTAACTACAAAATACGGCACTTTAGTGGTTGGATTAATTGGGGAGAAGTCTTCATTTACCGTGCCTGTGCCGACTTCACCAGAATACTCACCAACACACTTAAAACCTGTACCGCTTGTAAACACAAGCGCCCAACGTTCTTGAATAGCACCTTTATTTGTCATTTGGATTGGGTAGATTGCATCATTATAGTTTGCTGAAATTGCACCACCTGACGCTTCATCAGTCCAAACATTTCCCCAAGTTTGTTGCACAAACTTACGTGTGTAACGCGCTTGCATATCATCAATCACAAGTGCAGAACCAACGATTGTATTTTCCGTATCATAGTTATGTGTCACAGGCTTTGTGAACGTGATTTGACCACTGATTTGCACATCACGAATTAAACCCATATCTTGATAGCGATATTTAGCAGTAAAAGGCGGTGTAAGTGCATTTACAGCAAAGTCGCCACTTAATGTGAATTTTCCGTAATCGTAGTCCACAATGTACTGATCGTAAGGTACTTTCACACCTTTACTATCTTCGAGTTCACACCACGAAATACGCGCATCAGCCAATTCATAGATTTTACCCGCCACATGATCAAGCATCACATATTCTTTAGATGAACTTACAACACACATGCCACCGACACGGAAAATTGGTACACGCCCATCAAGCGGTAAGCGCGTAGCTGATAAGCCGAGGATTTCAGCATCCAGCGGTATATAAGTGTAAGCAATGGCGTTGTATCGAGCAGATGATGCATCAACCCAAACTGGGGTATTTATGTACTGCTTACCTCCTTCTTCATATTCTAAAAGAATGTCATACCAAGGCTTCGCCTCAATTTCAGGTCTATTAGATGCTGTAATTTCGGTTTTAGTGTAGAAAAACAGCTCAATCAATCCAGTGATGTAGTTGATCTTCCCGTGTGCTCGACTTGTTTCAATTGCACCGTTTTCATCAGCAATCAAAGTCAATTGACCAAAATCTAAGGTTGAAACAACGACAGTTAAAGATTGTGGGCGAATTGGAATGATTGGAGTTCTGAAACTTAATTTATTTACTGGTGGTAAGTCGGTTGTGGTTGTGAGTGATTGCAATAAAACTGAGTTGTCAATATTTGGTGTCCAAGTATCAAGCTCAATCAACCCGTTTCCGTATTGCACAACACCCGACGCAATACCACTATTTGTTGCAGGATCTACATTGCGATAAAGCGTGCCTGTGCGATCTAAAAATGTATCATTTCCAATTTTAAAACGAACAGATCCAGTTAAGATTTGCTCAGCATAACCTGACGACAAATCAAGTTTTATTTTCTCAGCGAGAATAGTTTGATTAGCTGAATTTAAGCCTGATGTGTCTCGATAAGTTACTTCAATATCAACAGGATTGTATGCTCGCAACTCAACATCACGACCCCCAATTTGGGAAACTTGCGGTGAAAAAAATGAAGCCATAAATCCCCCTTATGCTGATGCGTAGACATTGGATGGCGTGTAAATATAATCAAACACTTTCTTAATCATCGTCGGTGTAACTTCCGCTTCACCAGTTGTATAGTTGATTGTGCCCTGAACTTGGTCTTGGTTATTCACAAGATTTCCCATGCTTGATGATGTGGGGACATCGATCAAATCAAGATGACCGAAATTTCCATCAGTTGAGTTGAGTGGAATTCTTAGACCGATGCTACTTGGCTGTAACGGTGAACCAGTGCCAACAATAAATGTCAATTTTTGGGCTGAATCAGGCACAACATTTGATTTAGTTTGTAATTGTTTTAAACCAAAATTATAGGTAATTTTAAATTCAGTATTTTTCTGTGGCAGCTTAAGCGGAATTATTTCACCCTCGCCTGTGCTGTAATTTATAAAGCCTATTGCATCACCAGTGAATTTACCCTGCGCATTGCTCACTGCTTTTTTCGGCACTCCCTCAAGTAACCAATCAATTGTTATGCCTGTTGCTACAGCACCCTGATTTAACTTGAATGCAAATTTTGCTTTGTTTACAGGTAAACCAGAGCGCACAAAAGTGATGATCGGTGTACCCCATAAAAGCAAGATCGGTGTACCCACATCTGGTAACACACCCGCTGTGAATGTCCAAGACCCTGTTTCATAGTTAATTCGACCCGAACCAAAAGACGTGCTAGAGCCTTTTAATTGCCCTGAGCCATCGTCTTTAAGTTCGTAAAACTTCCCCTGCGCCATATAAGAAATCGATAAACAACCAGGTGCAGGAATCGGGACTAAAACCCCTGTCCAGTTCGAACTTTGATTATTCTGTGTTACTGGCACTGAGTAACTTTGAAAGTACTGACTTGGTGATGCAGCAGGTGTAAAAGTAATTGCGAGTGTAGTTGCTCCTGAGCCTGCTGCAGTGGTCCATTGAATTAACCCGCGCTGATAGTCGATCACGCCTACTTGTGTACCTTGGCTATTTTTAAGCAATCCGCCTTGGTCTGTAATTTGCTGACCAAATAAGCTAAATGAAACACTTGAAGGCATTACACTTGAGCCGATGTATAGGTTTTGACTCGTACCCACTGTTGTTGAGAAGTTTGCTGAAATAGAACCTGAGTTCCCAGGCACTAAAACAACACTCTCACCCGCAGCGTTTACATCAACAATTGGTGATTCTGTCTGTGCAGACGGAATAAGCTGAGCAAAAATATCTTTTGCATTTACAGTGTATTCACCAACAGTCGCTGCGCTTTTTAGCTTCACAGATGAGTAATAAAGCCCTGTATCAGCAACAAGCGTGTCACGAAGAATAGTTTGGCTTTTCTCTCCGTTGTACCACTGCTTTGCTGAAAGCCCTACATAGTCTTGATCAAGCGGATCGTTAAGTGAATATGTCGCAACCTTATATTCAACTTTCGTTCCATCGACCATTAAAATTGCAGTGCGTGTTTCAACTTTAGTAATGCGTACATACTGATCATGTTGAAGCGCTTTACCCTCATTTGACGCTAAAACAATCGTACTACCTACGGATGCTTCTGTTTCTTCAGGAAACATGATGGCTTGCAAGGTTTTCATGCCTTGATAGTGAGTATCCTGCGGATAACCCGCAGTCTGACCACCTTTTGCTAAGTAGTTTTCGATACGGTTTTGAGCCGCTTTTCGCTGGTCAGTCCAGCTTTTCGTACTAAACAAAAGGGCTGAAACATTCGGGTCTTTTGGTAGTTCTGAGATGAATACAGTTGCACCCATCAACTTATCAGTATCATTTGTAATTACAGCGGGGAAAATCTTACGAATCGACACATTACCCATTGTTCGATCTAATTCAGAAATATCGTCAAATAGGTTGTTACTTAATCCATCCTGAATGATTTGACCATTATATTTACCACCACCGTCGTCGTTATCAGTCAGACGTTCAGACTCATAAATGACTAAATCTTTAGTTTCAATCGGCATCTTCTAACTCCAAAAATCTTAGTGTTACGTTATATTCGTCGTCTTCTGAAACGCTTGGGTGATTAAGCACAGGGCTTGCCTCAATTGCTTTTTCTTGATGATTAAAAGCGACATTAAAAGTTCGCTTATCATGAAAATATTCAAACTGAAGCGTGAATTTTTCTTGCAGTACTGACCAATCTTTTAGCTTTGAAACTATGTGACGCTTAACCCATGCCATGTTTTTGTCAGCAGTGAGTGTGATTGGTCGTCCCGACTTCTTTTTGCCTTCTTGAATGATCAAAGAACCGTTTACTGCTCGTTCTTGAGATTGCTCAATGGGTTGCCAATCAAATTCATCAGACCATAAAAAGCCGTCTGACAATGAGACGGCTTCTGATGTTGCTACACGTATTAATTTCATTATGAACTCTTCTTGATAGCTTCAAGATCTCTTAAGACTGAATCAAAATCAGATTCAGTTTTTTGATTTCCGTAAACAGTGGCACTTGATTTACCTGTGTTGATCTCGTATTTCACTGTTTTAGAGTCAGTATTGAGACTTGATGATGACTTACTGCCTGAATACTGCGAATAACGCTCTAATTGCTCTCGCACATAGTTCGCATTTGAAGTACCACCACCCCCACCAGCAAATGACCCAACAATATCAAGTCCATTTTTAGCAAGCCAAGACTTAGAAGCATTTTTATAACCATCGCCAGACTTAGATCCGTTCAAAATGCTTTGCGCAATTTCAGTCGCTCTTTTATCGTCATAACCCATGGCTTTAAGCTCTGCTTCAACTCCACTTTGATCGAATGCTAAGCGTGTTTTCTCGCCTTTTCTTGTTGCATGAATTCCGCCTTGTTGCGCTTCCAGTGCTTTATTCCAAGCTTCAGTTGATGAGAGAGCTTCCTCGCGAGCTGTAGCACCAAGATCACGGAATCCTTGACGAGCGCCATATGTGGCATCACGAACACGATACATAGATGTTTCCATCTGCGATCCTGCTTCTACAGTGACTTTACCTGCATCATTTACACTTGTAGACAAACCATTAGCTGCCAACTGGCTCTCATACATAGCTATCTTTGCAGCATCACCAGAAGCGTAAACCTTGTCAGCCATATTGATTAAGGCTTGCTTTAGTTGCTCTGTTGTTGCGGTTCCAGACTGCTTCATGACATTAAAAGCATTCAGTTGAGCGGTTGCCATTTTGCTGGCTTCTGCGCTAGAGGTCACACCGAGTAATTTATAGGCTTTTTCAATCTCTGAAATATTTTCAGGTATTTTTCCATTCACCTGGTCAAGGTATTCCATGCCCATTTGAACTTGTTTTGCCGAAAACACGCCCTGCTTTTCAAACTCAAGTAGCTTGGCTTTTGCTGCATCAATTTCAGCTTGGTTTTTTGCCGCCTCTGCCCATTTCTCCCACCCCTGATATAAAGCATCAGTGGCTTGAGTTCCCTTAACCCCCATAGCTGTTAAGCCATTTGCATAGTTATCTAAGTGAACCTTATTTGCTGCGAACTTTTCAGAAACTCTATTGAGAGCTACATCCAAATCCAAACCCAAGGCTGTTGCACCTTTGCGAGCATCAGTTAATGCGTCAGCTTGCTTGGTGGTTGCTCCAACTCCCTGATCCATTGCTGAGACTATAGCTTTTCCAGTGCTATCAAATTCTACTTTTAAGCCTTGTGCAGCTAATGTTGTTTGCAAGGTTTTTTGGGTTGCAACATCAGCAGCTTTCTGTGTTCCATCAATTGCAGTTAACTGGGCATTAACCCAATCTTGAGCAGCTGAAATTTTCGCTTCTTGAATTTTCTGGCTTTCAGCATGATAGGCTTTTTCTTTTGCATCAAGATCAGCCAAACCTTTGGTTGCCAAATCAATAGATGCTTGATTTCCAGTTCTTCGGGCATCCTGAAGTTGTTGCTCAAGCTGAATCCGTTGATCGCTTATAGACTTATAGTCAGTTTTATGTTTTTCCTCTTGAGTTTTTAGCTCATCAAGTGTTTTTTGATTACTAGCAGTACGATCTTGGTTTTTTTGCTCCTCTGTTTTACCGATTTCTCGTATCGTTTCAATCGTCTTAGACCCAAAGTTTTTAACACCATCAAAACCTTTGTCAAAGTATTCCTGTGATTTCGCCCGCATTGCTTGCATATTAGCAATTGCTTCTTCTTTAACACTACCCCAAGAGAGCACCGACTTAAGCTCATACCAAACAGCAGCCAAACCATACAGTGTGCCAGTGAACAGATTTACACCAACACCAATGGTTTTAAACCCGTCATTAAGAAAGCTTATTGCTATATTTAGTAGGTCAATAAACTTTTGAAAACCACTGACCTGCTGACCCGCTGGATATAGCCCATCAGAAAAACCAAGCACCGAAGATAAAGCATCGCTAAAAACATCATGGAATGCCTCACCCACATCCATCACGGTATTGAATAAAGTTTTTATCGTCTCATAGATATTTACCAAAGCGGTCTTTAAAGAATCAATCGTTCCTTGATCATAAATATTGCTGTAATACTCACCAAACCTTACAAACCCATTACCAATATCCTCAATGATCGGCTCAAGTAAGTTTAAGTTGTCTGCAAGTGTTGAGAGCCATTGAGCTGCAATAGATGAGGTGCCGTTCGCCTGATCCATTTTGCCAATCAGAATTTCCCAACTAGTTGAAATGCGCTGTAATGCGTTTCCGATTGTTGTTGGGAATTTGTCGTAATCCGCTTGGACTGCTGCGGATTGACTTTGAATTGCTTTAACTACACGCTCGGCTGAGAGCTCTCCATTTTCAGCCATTTTACGGAGTTCACCAGTAGTGACATTCAATCCTGATGCCAAAGCCTTAGTTAAACCTGGCGCTTGCTCCATGATCGAGTTGAATTCATCCCCACGCAACACACCAGACTGTAACGCCTGAGCTAATTGTGTGATTGCCGCTTCACTTGCCTGTGCTGACCCACCGCCAGTTTGAATTGCTTGGTTAATCGTTTTCGTTAAATCTAATGACTGTTGTTGTGTAAGCCCCATTTGCTTACCAGTGTCATTAATCTTTGTGAATAGCGTACCTGTGGCTTCAAGTGAGCTATTCGTTGCAAGGGCAACCTGATGTACACCAGCCATCGCTTGAGCAAAGTTACCGCCATCTTGGGTGGCGATATTGATGCGTGCTGATAAGTTGGTATAAGAATCGGCTGTTTGGGCTAATTCCTTAACACCAAAACCAACACCGAGAGCAGCCATTGCACCGACTAATGCGTTTGCGGCAAATCTTGCACCACCCATTCCTTTAGATAAAGTTGATACACCTGAGTTGGCTTTTTCTGCCGCGGAATCAACTCCACTTAATTCATTTTTTAAACGTGAAATTTCTTGCTCAGTAATTTTGGTAACACGAGCAATTTCTTCCGCTGGAAGTTTGCTATTTTTTTTAAAGTCTTCAAGTTTTTTAGTTAGGTCTGTAATTGCATCATTAATTACAGTTGGTGGTCGAATACCTAATGCACTGTAGATATCGTTTCCAGCTTTCTTTGCACTATCTGCCGCCTTATTTGTGCTATCTGAGACTTCATGCATTGCAGATGATGCTTTTGTTTGAAAATCTTTAAAGGCTATTTGGGTTAAGGATAGTGCATCCTCAAGCGCTACAACTCGATTGCTCGCCTCATTAAACTTTTCTAAAGGTACTGCACTGGTACTTTGACTCAGGTTCTTTAGTTCAGTTGTAGCTTGCTGTAATTCTTTCTCAAGCGTACTTATCGAGTTTGCACCCAATTGACTAATTCGTTCAATCTCTTGGGATGAAACAACAGCACCATCACCCATACTTTCAATAGCACGGGTTGCATTCTGTGCCTCAGAAACCACATTATTCAAATCCACTGATGTGAATTTTTGAACCTCGGCAATTGTCTTGCTTGCGGCTCTATCAACACCAGTCATTGCATTTGTTGCTACAGATTCGTAAGCGCCAAATGCTGTTTCAACAGTTTGAATTGACGACTTTAGGTCTTCAACACGATTTATTGCATTTTGTATATCAGCTGGTGAAGCATTTGTTTGAGATAGTCGTACCAGTTCAGCTTGCGCCCCTATCAGCTCTGATTTTAATCCGCTGATCATTTGCTGACTTTGGGTTGACATATCGCGCAACTGTGTTGCACTAATCGCACTTTTATCACCAAGTGATGATATTTCCGTTGTTGCTTTTGCCAGCTCACCAACCAAGGCATCTATCTTTATTTTTTCAGCTTCTGTTTTAATGGTCTCCAAAACAGATTTAACGGTTGTTTCAGATTGTTTTGCTGCGCTAATTAAACCCTTGTTATCACCATCTAAAATGAGTTTAAATGTTAGATTTTTTGACATGAGAACCTCAAAATTTAGGCAATAAAAAACCTCCATATAGGAGGTGGTACGATGATTAAGTAGTAGCTTTATTTTAAGGCATATAAAATTGCCGCCACAGAAAGTCCTAAAGCGCTTAATGCTAAGACTAGAAGCGCTACCCCTTGTAACAAACCGACACGATCAGCACCTTTTGATGTCATTTTTCCGCCTACCTTTTTATTAGTTTTTCCAAATATATACACATACAATTGCAGTCAATAAAAGTGCAATAAATCTCCACGCTTTCATTTTGTTGATCTCCGTTAGACACCAATTAATTAATTTGATAAAATCTTCCATACAGATTTACTTTCCTCTTTACTTCTCGGTTGAGTGGAATCCAAAACCCCGATGTTTCCGCATTGGGGTTTTTCTTTAGGTAATAAAAAAGCCGAACTAAATAGCTCGGCTTTCAAAGTAAAACTTGTGAGTTGTGCTTGATATCAATTCAAGTTGTAGTGGTGCGGTTTACAACTTTTTCTAAATTCTAGATATTAAAAACCTCCCGTAGGAGGTCCTCTAAAATAAGCAAATTAAGATTTCACAATTTTTAAAACTTTCCCTGTATTTGAACTTTCAAAAAGCATCTCAAAATTAGGACGAAGCACTTCACCTTCAAAAACAATATGCTTAATTCGTTCGTGGGTTTTGGCTTCATTTACAACAATATCATCTAGAGTCGCTTCGACCTCATATTGCGATCCAAATTGATCTTTTACATTAATTGCTAGCTTATTCATAAAAACACCTTAAAAACAAATAAAAAAACAGCCAAGGCTGTAAACAAAAAATTCAATGATTATTAAATTTGTACTGCTCACTGAATACAGACAATATACCCTAAAAGTATTAATCTTAGAAATATTTCAAAACCATAACTCTGGTTATGAGAAATTAATTGAGAGTTTTATGATATAAATGTTGCACTTTTTTACATTTTCCTTTTGGGTTTTATATGAAAAACAATCACACATCAAATGATTCAGAATCAACTACCTTGGGCTGGAAATTTATAGCCATCGTTGCGGTTTTAACATCAGTCTTTTTCACTTTTTTATATTTAGCCATGTCTAGTGAACCAGACTATATGCCTAGTCAAAAGCAAAAAGTAACGAACGAGCATAAACAAGTTACTACTGTGCCAAATACAGAAAAATCTTCATCTGAGTAATTTGAAGTTTAAGTGTATTTAATTAGACCTCCCTCGGGAGGTCTAATTAAATTATGATCTAAATCGGTAACTTTTGCTGATAATTTCCAGTCATCCAGTCAAAGCTTTTCACACATTCCTCCAATTGTTTCTTTTGATCAGGTTTCACAAACCACCATGCAAGGCTTGAGCCATCTGTGAAATGATTGGTTACTCTGCCGTAAGCAGTTGGATTTAATTTCTTTAGAGCTGCACCATATTCACGCCACCACTCACGAACCCAAATCATGTGTGTTGCTAAGGCATGCATATTTTGCAATTTATCTTCACTAAGTTGGTTTTTGTCGGCATTACTATACATAGCAATCAAGTGGTGAACATATTCCACGGCGACAGGAATTGCATCATAAGGAATCTCATCAATGCTTTTTGTTCCAAATCGTTGGTTAATCAGTTTCCATGCATCACTTGAGTTTAGGTGCTTGGTTTTAGCAACGAGCATGGTGTGAGCATCGTGTAAAGGTGTACGTTCTGATTTGTGAGTTTTGGCTAAAATCTCTTGACGATGGAAGTAACAGTCTTCCAATTGCTCGAAGATATCCCATGCTTGATCTGTGTCGAGCATTTTGGCATGTCGGGCTGCACCACGTTCTGTCCATAGGATAAGATTACGAACTTTGGGTGAAATTTGAATGGTTGAATTTGAGAGTGACTTTAAGTCACCCACAAATTTTTTCAATTCTTCTCCAACAATTTTAAAGAAATGTTTACCCTCAATGAAGCGAGATTTATTTCGAGAGTAATTTTGCTTGATATTATCAGTATCAGTTGCGTAGAAATCAGCAAGCATTGCAGTAGTAACAACTGGGATGGATTTAAAATTAATGATTGATACTTGTGTATCATTGATTTGTGTTAAAGTAGTCATGTCTTAAATCTCCAAGGGTTTGGACATAAGCCCTGATATCCGTCGAAAGTAATCAGGGCTTTTTCTTGTAAATTTCAAAATTAACACCTAATATAGGTGCATGAGATTAATCTAACATGCAACTGTTTTAGGTGCAATATTTATTTTGGAATAGCCATGAGCAGACAAAACGATTTTATTAAGACACAAGTGCGCTTACCTTCCGACCTTCATCAAGAAATTTTGAAATTTGCCAACAACTATGACTTCTCAATGAATACCGCAATAATTGAAGCCATTAGAGCTGGATTGATTGTTAACTCAGAAGTTGGCATTAGGGCGTCTGTGTCGCCTAGAGATCTATCAAAGCTTTCCGATGAAATTGCAAACAAGGTTGTTGAGCGATTAAAAAAAGCACCCTAGGGTGCTTTTGATTTATGGCAATTCCTGTGCAAAAGCAATTTTTAATTTAGGGGATAAAACACACGTATTATTTACTATAGCTCTCCTAACACTGCTCTCTGTGAAAGAAATTAATGCACAGCGACATCCTTGCTTTACCTTCATCCAATGATTTATAGAATATTCAATAAATTCATCATCTAGAACATGGTATACAATATTCTTGTGAAATAAGCATTCTTCTGGGCAATATATATCATCTATAGGGCACCATATAACATATTCCCTTCTCAACTTAAAACCATCAATACCTAAAGCTGAATTTTTTGCTTTTTCTTGTTCCTTTAAAAAGCAATGCCTATTAAAAAACCATGCTGCGTAATATCGATCTTCTCTTAAAAGCGTTTCATCAATTTGAGAATGCAAGAAAGATGGGATTAGTTGCTTGTAACGCGTTATGAACTTTTCATAGAGATCAAGGTGTGTTTTAAGTTTGCGATTAGTTATAAAACCAAATATATCCAAAATTTCATACTTAAAAAAATTTTGGTCTGCTCCACATTCGATACCAATCTTACTGAGAAGAAGCACCTCATCATTAGTGAAACTTGAATTAAACCAATCTAAATACGATTGTTTTGCATTCTTGTCCATATTAATTTATTGATCCACACTCATTGCATTTTAGTGAGTTGTTTGGCATTTCAGCATGGCAAAATTTGCATGTCCGAACAATTGGTGAATTATCAATAACTGGAGTCTCGCGCCCTTCTGATATTGCACCCCTAACCTGCTTTCTTGCTTCATCTGAATTTACTATTTTAAAAAACGATCCAAACAATAGAATTAAACATCCTAAGATCAATACCACCCAACCATATTGAAGTTGAATCGTATCCATCATTGCATTAGCCATACCACCAAATGGGTTACCAGCAAGCTTTTCAGACATCTCACGTTTAGCATCACTAATTTTTGAGTAAACCTTATAAAGATCAAATAAAACAACAATTAATGAAACCATAGCTACAAATCGAATGGCTTTGATCTGATTTATAATAGCTAATACAATCGCAATACCAGCTAACACCACTATAATCAAGCCATCACTTTTACCATTATTAAATAAAGATATTGAGCCAACTATCGGAACACTCAAAACTGGTAAAAAAGCACCTATTAACAAAAGAATAGCACCAAAAAATGCTATTAACTGCTGTTTTGAAATTGATATTTCCACAATCAACGCTCCCACTGAATTCTAAAAACTTTACCTTCCCAAATGGTCACGGTGTATTTTAAGTTATCGATCGTGTAGTAATAATCAGTTAAAAACATTAGCTTTCCGCGCGAATCACGCGAAGTGTATTCATTCTTAGATTCGGGTCTTCCAAGCTTTGAAAGCATTGACCCAACCGAATCATCATAAGTAACCAATTCTGTTGAGGTGCGAATGCTTCTCGCATCTACCGCATAAGCGCTTACCGTAGTAAATCCAAGCAACAAGCTAATAAATAATATCTTTTTCATAAAACCCCCACGTTTTAATCAAAGAATATCTATCGCTCATTGAATAAGCAATGTGAAAATTAACCTTTCTTCACTTCTTCTGTATATTTTGAATACGCTTTACTATCAGCATGATATGAAACACGCATAGCACTACCAAAGCTTAGAAGTGAATTTCGCTCATTGCGTTGAGCTGCTTTTAAGTATTCTAAAAATGTGCCGAAACTATAATCTAAAATATCTTTATGTCTATGACCTTTACTGATTAAAAACTGGAATGAGTCGAACCAAGTTGTTTCTGTTTTTTCTTTTGTTTTTTTAGCATCTTCTTGATCGAAATAAGCTTTATTCACCACCAGTACTTCAGAGAATATTGAGATAAATTTATCCGCATCTGTGTTCATGATGCTGAGAAAAACATCAGTGTCGAAATTGGTAGTGAGCGAACAAAGCATTAAAGCGGAGGTTTTATTTTGCTTTATAACCGACTCAGCTTTTTCATCCGAATAATCTTGTTTTAATTCTTTTCTGATAGGTTCTGCAAATTGAGACCATTTATCTAAATCTTTCACTGTGATTTGATTGATTTCAATATCTTCTTTTTGAATAGTTCTGTTTGATGCGAGAAAGAATTCATTCATATTAAAACCTATTAAACTGGCACAAAAAAGACGCTTATGCGCCCCATGTGCCTGTTGTGTTATTTATGTAGCGTTCGGAATCGTCACAATATGACCATACAAACCAAGCTTTGCGTCCAAGCCTTTCATTGTGTCCGACAATGCTTGTCCTGAAATTTCATACTGCCCTAATTCTTCATGAATTAAAGGGAATGTGGCTTCAGGTGACTTCTTTGTACGCCATAAGCGAACAGCCATGTATTTTCCTGTCGCTGTATTGATCCCCTTAAAGAATAATTCATATTCTTTATTAAAATCACTAGCGAGTGTGATATGGCTTGCGGCACTTGTTGTGTAAGTTGCGGTTACAGGCTCAACAATAGTTTCATTAAAAATCACAGTACCAAAAATCGCGTCAAGCTCATACTTCGATTCATCAACTGGGGTTGCACCCGCTTGAAATGAAACTGTTTTCAAGCCGTAGCCATCCAACTTGATTTCATCACCAACTTTAACAACACCAAGCGACTGACCTGTTACAGTGCTACTCGCCACTTCTGTTTTCATGCCTGATAAAATGTACTGTAAATTTTCGTCATTCGTTTCTTCAAGTTGACCCTTAAAGTTGACACCTGTGGTCTTCGTGAGCACAAAATCTGTAGTACGCTGACCAGATGTGCTTTCCTGATGCTCAACCTGATCCGTTGTTATTTCAAGTTCAAGCTCAGGCACGTTACCGATATGACGCATCGCACCTGCCACACCATTTGCGATTTCAGATAAATAAAATTTACCTTGTAGCGAGATGTATTCTTTATTCGCCATTCGCCTTCACCTCTTTACTTTGTTTAGCTGGAGCAGATGGCTTCACTTCTTCAATGATTTTATCTGCTAATAATTGTTTGATTTGCTGATCTGAGAGACCACCCACGACCTCACCAACAGCAAAACGCCCTACAGGTTGCAGGGCGGTATATTGTTTTTGCATGTGTTTGTCCTAAATAAAAAATGATGACTCAAATACCATTGTGATATAGACACAAGTAGGTGAGAAATCCTCGCTTATGCGCACTAGCGATAATGGGCGCGTGCTTGACTCGGGCTTCCATCCACTCAGAAGCGAGATAACCATGGAAGCCAGCTCTCCAGCCTGATCTATCGCCTTTGACCCATCAGATAATTGCGAGGCTGCGTGTCGCTCAACAATGGTAATATCCCATTCCTGCTTTAATGCATTTAAGCTTCCACGACCTGCTTCATCTACTTTGCGAATACGTAAATAATTAACATGGGCACAGGGTGTAATTTGAGATAATTCAGAAGTGCTACCGATATTAATCGGGGTGTAAATTTTCTTGAACTCTGGAATTTCTTCAAGTTTTTTTGCAATTTCAGCTCTTACAGCAAAAAAATTACTCATCAAATATCACCCCTTCAATAGAGTTTAAAATACGCTGCTCATCATCCTCCGTGATACCAAGCCAAGGTCGTCGTGGAATATTTACAGAATATGCTTTACCCATTGTTTCCTGCATAAAATTAGATCGACTTTGCTTAACAAACCGATTCCCAACCTCACCAGTACGCGCATTTTGACGAAAGAATGTTTTTCTCATTCTCGCTGTGTGCTTGATTTCAGCACCAAAATGATGAGCTACACCGTAGACAACGTCCGTACCAATCTCAACACCAGTTGCTGTGACGTTGTGGGTGACGGAATTCATTAACCTTGATGTATTGCGTAAGGTTGTTCCGCCTTCTCGCATAACACGAATCGAAAGTGGCCACTTACCTTCCAATCCTTCTCCACCAAGCCACCGGGAGCGAATCCCCTCTGTAACTATGCTTCCAATGTCATCAAACAATTCATCCTGCCGTTGCTCAAAATCAGAAAGGCTCCTAAGGATTGCAAAAACAGGAGAGTCGTTATCTACATCAATTGAAATTGCTACAGCCATACACACCTCACTTTAAGCTTGGCATCATATTCAAAACATCATCACCAAACACACCACCTCGATACGTTGTACCAATTGGCATCGTGCTTGGCTTGTTTGTAGGCTCATCATCAACAACTTCATTTGTTGAGGGATCTTGAATCTGCAAATGAGCCTTGCTATCAGCAACACGCTTTAAGAATGCAATCGCATCCTCATAGCGCTTTCTAACCTCTTCGGTTGGTTGCTGAAAGTAAAGACGGTAGCGAGCAACATCACACGTCATTCGCTTTAAATTACTTGGCACATTTGGCAATGGAAGCGGGTAACGACCACCGATGTGGCCGTTAATCTCTTCAGTTGCGTCCTGAATTGCATCTACAATGGCGTCTTCTGGAAGCATGGCTTTCAGGTTCTCAATTTCAACACCAAAGCGTTTAATCAAATCACCCTCAGTTGCGTACATAGATCACCTATTTTTCAGTAGCTGGCTTGGCAGCGGGTTTCTTTTCTGCAGCAATTGATTTTTCAAGATCAGCCACTTTCGCTTTTAGATCAGTGATTTCTTTAGCTGATACCACTTTTTCATCTTCAAGCGTTTTATTTTTCACTTTTAGATCAGTGATTTCTGCTTTCAAAACATCAATATTTGAATCTTCATCTTGACTTTGATTAGGCTCCACATGCTCTACAATAGCACCAGATGCTAAAAGGGCTTGAAGTTGTTTATCTTCAAGCCCTTTGATTTCATCACCTGGTCGAAAATGACCAAGCGATTGTTTTGCTATGAACTTTGGCATTTTCTACTCCTTAAACAAAGCCGCGACCGCCAACCAAACCATTTTTATTGTTTGGAATAGCTAAAGGTGATGATTCAGCAAGTATTTGAATACTTGATGGGTTCTTTTCTTGCCATTGGCTCAAATAGAATTCTAAAGCTTGGCCAAAAGCCTCTACGTTTTGAATAGCACAGTGCGCGATCCAACCATTGGCATCTGAAATCAGGCCAAAGAAATCTTCAGGAATAAAACGCTCTGGAGTGCCACCACCAATACTGTGCTGAACGTCGTATGTCCAGATTTCAATATTATCAATCGTGCCACGGAATTGAGGTTTATCCATTTGATCGAATGTTGGAGTTAAAGGAACACTAATACCCGCATACGGCGCAATAAACTTTTCTTTAAACTCTGGATCTTTAATCAACGTGTTATAGACCTTTGATGTGGTCAGAGCCATATTCGGTGATGTACCTGAATGTTCTACAGATAAATCAATCATGGATTGAATATCTTTGACTGGCGTTGCACCTGATTGACTCCATTTGATTAATGGCGCAAAGGTACATGCTGGATTACGCTCATAATTCACTTCATACATTGGGAAATCTGCAGAAGCAAACGTTGTTTTGCCATATAGCAACACATCACGAGCAATTAGCAGTTTTCGATTTTCAATAGACTGACGCAGATATAAGGCCTTTTGCGCTTGGTCAATAAGTAAAAGATCCGCATCACTTAAACGGTTTGAACCTGTTGCAATAACACCAAATTTACGTAGTTGAGTAATCAAGGCAGTATTTTGCACATCACTTGGCATGACTGTCATCATGGGCTTAAGGTAAGCCGGCTTAACGAATTTTACATTGCCAGATTCACCAACCTTAATTTGGCGACCAGCAGCAGTTGGTGTAACAAACGGCGCCAATGGTGTTGCAGTGTTCAATTCACCTACGGGCACTTCTTTTTTAGTATATGAGACACGCTGTGGAAAGAAACGATCCATCAACCATGTATCCACCTTTTGTGTAGTATCAGTGAGAAATACTAGCTGTGGCACATCCAACAGTTCTACTGGTGCATTTTGAAATGTAAAAGTTTGGCTCATGATTAATTACCTACCACTTTCCGTAATTCGATTTTATTTTTCAATGCTTGAGCTCGCACTGAATCCATTTGTGCGGCTGTTAAAGCAACGCCTTTTACTGTAACTACAGCAACATCAAATACACCCTGTACATAAAGTGGCATTTCAAGATTGTTAGTAGCGTGATACGTTGATTGCTCCATTGAAAAATCAGCTACAGAGACAGCATTCCAATCGCTCAGCACATCGCCTGTGAAAGTGGGATGAACAACCTTGTTGTTTTCATCAACAAGTACCAGATCACCACGTAAATAAGCCACACCTGTTGTTGGTTTTGCGTTCTCGGTACGAACGTTGTCACCAACAACAAGTTGTTTGACAACAATTGTTTCTGTGATTGTTTGACCCATGATTATTTCGCCTCCTGAGCTGCAGCAAATTTACCGAATGCCTGATCCAGTGCTGTACCTTGTCCGCCTGCATTAAATTGCTGTTGGTTGTTTTGATCACCCGTTGCTTGGTGCTGGAATAGGTGTGCTAAATGCGGTGGCACAGTATTATTTGGCTGTTGACCTGTGGGTGCTGGTTGACCACCCGCGAACTGCTTCATTTGTTGCGACATGAATGCAAAAGAAGCGTCATCCATATTTGTATATGATGTTTTTTCTTCTGCGCTAAATTGTTTATTCAAAGCAGTTTCTAAAGATTTAATATCTTCTTCACGTTTATTTGCTTTGAACTGTTTTAACTCAGCTTGAGCTGCATCACGCTCTTGCTCAGCCTTTGCCTGTGCTGCTTTCGCTTGTTCTAATTCGGTCACGTTTGTGTCCTCTTTGCTAAATTGTTTTGGATCGTGGCTTGCTGCCACGGCGTTGGTATTGTCATCAGCACCTAAAGCACAGAAAGACACTTCACGGATTCGACCACCACGGAATACTGTGATGGGTCCTTGGAGTAACTTTCCGTTTACCGTCACAGATGCATCTGCTTGGATTTCTTCAATGCTAGATGGCTCAATTCGTACTGACATCTGCCAAGGGAAACCATCATCCGAGTCTTGAGCCACTTGAGTACCAAACTCATTACTCATTAGGTCACCTGAAACAGTTAAACCAGTCTGATGATCAATTGAATGTGTATTGATAGCACCTGCTCGTTGGCTTGGTCGGTGCTCAAGCAATGCAGGGATACGCCCTTTAAGTTGCATAGAATCCAAATCAAAAATAACCCGATCCCAATACCAATGATCAGTAATCGGCTCACCACTGTATGCGACACCCGAGAATGTTCGTTTCTTTTTGCCTTCCTCAGCATTATCAACACTCAGTTGCCCGAGTTGAAAACAATACTGGTTAGGCTTTTCAGCTTCAGGCATTTTTCATGCTCCAATAAAAAAACCACCTAAAAGGTGGCTAGATTTACTTTAATTTATGGGAGTTTAGGTGGCTTGGATAACACCGAGCACAAGGCTTGAACCAACATGCTTACTCTTGATGGCACACCTATTACTACAATCTTTTTCTCGCAACCGCACGGGCTATAACCATTGCCATTACGACCATCTAAACCATGGCGACATGATTCACATTTCTTTGTCATTTAATTCACCAGTGCTTTTAATGTATAAACTAATTTGCTGTCACGCGTATCAATTGAAACCACTTCAAATGACAAACCAATCTCAAACAACACACCCTGACCTGCATTTAACTTTTCAAGATCAATACCCAAGCCTTTTGCATTCTCAATCTGAATAATGATGTTTGAGTCAGATCCACGCATAAGCATAGGTGCATTAAGCTGAATTGTTTGCCCTACTTGATATGAAGCCACCTGTTGAAGTGTTGCGACACCTGTCACCATTGAGCTTGAATTATTCGATACAGCTTGGATTTGATTTAACCCATCCTGAACCCATTGCTTTAAAACATCCTCAGCAAGATTAATAGCAGGCTTTTGAATATATGCTGTTAATTCCGCATCATTGCCCTGTACGTAATCAATCAGTGTCTTAATTGCACTTGGTCTGATATTTGGATCAAGTGGGATTACTGTATTTGCAATCGTGTCAAATAGGTCACGACTTGAATCAGTCATTGGCGCAAGCAAGCTTGTTAACTCCTTACTTGCGGTCCATTCCGCTTTAATTCCCTGTTTCTGATCAAGCAAGTATTCCTGATTTAGAATCGAGTCTGTAATCTTTTGATCAACCACAGCCTCCATTTCACCAAAAGTTAGAGGGCTTGTAGACCATCCAGACTCCTCGGCAATTACAGGCAAATCCTCATCCGAGGTTATGCCGTATTTCTTCGCCTGTGCTTCTGTTAGAGCAATCACGGTACATCGACACATAAACCCCCACGGCGGGTAATACAACAGCCAAAAAGGGTCATCTATGTGTCGAATAATGCGATTCAACTCTAAATGACTTGGGCGAACGCGAGAATCATCAATAGCAGAATACATAAGATAAGGGCGTTTATCTTTATTCCTTTGATGTTGTTGCCAACGACCATGCCCATAGGCTGTTTGAATATTGGTTCGGAATACATTCTTTAAATATCGATCACTCAGTACAATCTCATTCTCAGCAACCAATTTCTTAAAGTCGTTGTAAGTACTACCATCGGCAATTGATTTGTTGACTGCCTTAATAACAGTCTCTACCTGTTCAATACTCGATAAAAACCCGACGGTTGTTGCCAACTGTCGGGTCTTCAAATCCATCGAGTAAAATTCATCAGGTAGTACTATTTTTCGCTCATGTGCAAATCGAAGTGCTTCAAGGAAAGTGACTGGTTGCATATGCTCACCTGCAAACTTTCCGATAATGAGCGAAAAGTTATCTAAATAAACTGTTTACTGAATTTACAATCCATTGAAGTAAACCAAGAAAAATAATAATACCAATGATGATTTTCCAACCATTAGCTCTACTTCCAGACTTATCTTTCTTCTTTGCTTTTGGTTGTATAGCGCCACAATTACGCTCCTGACACACACCAAATAAAGTTGTTCCACCGCAATACTTACAATTCATCTTGCTATTTCTTATTGAGTTAAACACTCAACAAGAATGACAGCTCACAAATACAAAATCCAGACTACTTTTCACCTTGAGCTGTCACATAACCCAATACATCTGCTGCATATAAGGCTCGCTCAAGATTAACTGCAAACTGAGATTGTGAAGCACTTGGTATCAATTGCATTAAATTGGATGCTAAATCCTCAGGTGATTTACTTGATTGAATTAACTCGTTCACTTGCTTTTGATTTAACAACTCAACTGCTGGTTGTGAATCAGTGAGCTCTTCAACTTCCTGCTGTTCACTTGAAAGTTTCTGAGTATCGGCTTTAAAGCTAAATGCGCGTCGTGGCAGTGCGTTAAACTGTGTTTGAGGCTGAATAGTTGACTCAGCAATATCACCATCTTGCAAACCATATTCACGCTGAAAGTACTGTGGTGTTAGGTTTGCACCTGCGTTTTTAAGGTGTGCGTCTCGCTCAGCTTGATCTTTATTCAGCGGTTTAGGTTTTTCACCTAAAACAACCTCATACTTGCCCCAGTTATTTAAAGCGCATAATGCATTCACAATCGCTTGAAGGGTTGGGGTAATTAGGCGCATGTCAGATTTTAATTTATCAAGTCGTACATTCTCATGCACTTGACCTAAAGCGCGACTACCAGTTCCATCTGTACCACTTGTTAGGGTTTGCCCTAATACAACTTTTTGGATTTGACGTAGCAATTGATTGTTAAAAGATTCAAATGCAGCACCCGCGGTACCACTCGCCCCTGATGTTCCAAGCACCTGTACATCATCCAAACCATCAATTGATAAAACACTTTGAGCATGAGCACTCAGTAAAGCGTTATTCATTTCGGTAGTCGTGGTATTCTTGCTTTTGATCTTGCCAAGTAAGATTGGAGTTCCAAAACGCTCCAAAAATTTAGCCCAAAACTTAAAACCATTTTGCTTAAAGAAGTACAACCAATACAAAGTAGCTAATAAAGCTTTACCATATGGAAATTCAAATGAAGCTTTTCTTCGAGTTAAGAAGAACTTAAATACTTGATCTACTTCTTGTTCTATAGATGTTCCATCTTGCCGATATATCAAGCGTCCATCATTTTTAGGTTCAAACCATTGCATTGGTTTTTCACCAATCCATTCAATACCGATATATCCTTCTGGTTTAAGCTCATAAACAGCCTCTTGAACTGAGTAACCAAAAAATAATGCATTCAATCCACAAGAAACAATCTCGTAATACCATTCTTTAATCATTTTACTTAATAATTCAGCCTCTTTAGTATCATTTGGCTCAAGTCTGAAAGGTGCAGCAAGCAGAGATGGATCCGTAAATTTGAACAACTCCTATAAGTGATATTCTGCTCCTCAAATGATGTTATAAACATCAATATATGGAGTATTTTATGGCACGTAGACCAAGAAGAAATCATTCAAATGATTTTAAAGCTAAGGTAGCACTTGCTGCGATTAAAGCAGAAAAAACACTTGCTGAATTGAGTGCTGAATTTGATGTTCATCAAAACCAAATTATCGACTGGAAAAATCAACTGATTTCAGCTTCCTCGCAAGCTTTCGATCAATCAAAAGCTCCAACAGAACCACCCATCGATCTAAAAAAACTACATGCAAAAATCGGTGAGCAGGCATTAGAAATTGATTTTTTAGAAGGTGTGTTGAAGAAACTGGGCCGCTTCAACCACAAAAGTTAATCGATGACTCACTTCAGATTTCAGTATCTAAGCAAGCTCAGCTGCTGAAAGTCTCCCGTGGTTGTTATTACTATCGCCCAAAACCTGTGAGTGCATCAGATCTGAAGCTGATGCGCTGTATTGATGAATTACATATGCAATACCCTTTTGCAGGTAGCCGTATGATGCGTGATTTGTTGAATCGTCAAGGACATCATATAGGACGACGTCATACACGTACTTTAATGAAGAAAATGGGCATTAATGCGTTATATTGCAAACCAAATTTAAGCCAGGCTAATCAAGCTCACCGTAAATATCCATATCTGCTCAAAGGGTTGGCTATTCAGCGCAGTAATCAAGTGTGGTCTACGGATATAACGTATATCCCTATGGCAAAAGGCTTTGTTTATTTATGTGCTGTGATTGATTGGCATAGCCGCAAGGTACTTGCGCATAGGGTATCGATTAGTATGGAGGTGGATTTTTGTATTTCGGCTTTAAATGAAGCGATTGAAAAATATGGTCGACCTGAAATATTTAATACAGACCAAGGCAGCCAGTTTACCAGTGATGCATTTATTGATGTATTGAAATCAAATGGCATTCAAATCAGTATGGATGGTAAAGGTCGATGGGTAGATAATGTGATGGTTGAACGATTATGGCGGAGCGTTAAATATGAAGAGGTGTATCTCAAAGCTTATAGCAGTGTCACAGATGCGAAAAAGCAATTAAGTGCATATTTTGAGTTTTATAATTTGAAACGACCTCATTCGAGTCTAGACAAAATGACACCAAATGAGTTTTACTATGATCAGCTACCCCAACAAAACAAGGTGGCTTAACTAGAGCGGAATATCACTTATAAATACGCTTTTAGTTGTTCAAACAAGTGGGACCACCTCTAGCAATGCATCTAACCGAGTTTCAATTGTTTGCGCTATCTCATCATCATCCATCATGATTCTAAGCTTATGTCGCTGAATACCTGCCTTTCTGAGAACCTCATCTGTATCTGGTTGACGACCAAAATTGACTAAAAATCGAGTTACTGCTTCTTGAGAGTATAAACTCCCGTTAGACAAAGCCTTTTTTGACGCTTTGTCTTTATTTGACTTTGCCATATATTTACCTGTGAATTAAAAAACTCGACTGCCCGCACCAGATGGTTTAAGACCTTTGCGACCTTGCACACCACTAAAGCAGATCATCACGCTATCTGCACGGTTTGGAGATGATGCTCCATCTGGCTGTTTGTTGATTAGAATTTTCCCTGCACCATTTTTGGTGTATGTAGGCTGTGACAATTCTGTTGTTAAAGCTTCCAATTCAGCCTTAGGTATATCTTCACTTGATAGTGAAATAATTGAGTCAGGATCAAATTCCATCCCTTTAAGCGCACGATATGTGTTTTGGAATCGTAAGCGGAGTGACCACCATGCTTGTGCCTTAAGGTTGGCAAAGAAATCAATATTTTTACGCGCTTCAACCATTTCTTCATCTGGCTCAAATACTGAACCAGAACCACGAAACGGATCTACATCAATCTCAGGAATGCCTTTCTCTCGATTTAGCTCGTTGATCACGCGCGCATCACCACGCACACCAGCACCTAAACCATCTGCATCATATAGAAAATGATCCAAATTTCGCTCAAGGCTTATATCAATCGCCTTTTGCGTCGTTCCAAAGATGTCATCACCTACACCAGACCAAGTATCTAAGTACTGCAATACGACGCCATAACGATCAGCAAATGAGTTCTTATCTTTACCCTCATCAGCTACATCAAGACCACCAATTCGTTCGCCTGAAGGTCTAATATCAAGTTTTATGTGGGCATCCACGGCGGCTTGAACCCAGGCGCTTGGAATTAATACACCCTCAACTGATGCAGCGTAGTTAATATCAACCTCTTGCGCTAAAACCACATCATCTAAAGTGGCTATTTGCTTTTCGTACCATGGGTAAATCAACTTGCCACGTAATTCAACCTGCCAATTCTTGTCAGGATTAGCACGCCAAGGCATTGTAAAAATTGAATAACGACCACTAAAGCGATCTCGATAGAATCTGTCACCAATACCATTAGGTGTTGAACCTTTGATATGTACGTTGGTGTTTTGTGATATTGCAGCATCTACAGCTTCTTGACGCTCTACGAATGCCCATTCATCAAGAAAATACATTGTAGTACGACCACCTCGACCAATATTATCGCCCGCTTCACCAGTAATGGTCGCACCATTGTCAGGGTTAAGAATTCGCATATAGTTGTCGTGAACTTTCTCAACAAACTTTTCAGGTTTCAACCAATCTGGCATTTTCGAGAACATATCCCGAAACTTGTGAAGCAATGTTTTTGGATCACCCTTCTTATCCACAAGTTCCTCTTTACGACTCCCTACACCACCTGCAAAACCCTCAACAAATAACCATCGATGCAGGTAAAACCCTAACACAACGTATGACATACCCTCATCGCGACTCTTTTCAATCAAGCCATGTGTTTGAGTGTTCTCACGTTCTAACAACCAATCAACCAGTTCAACTTGTTTAGGTCTAAGTACAAATGGAATATTTGCAGGCAACCCAAAAGCCATACCACGCGGATCATATGTCCAGATCCAATTATTAAACCAGTGAATCAGATCTGTTTTGCATTTGTATATCTCAGCCTGAATGCTTAACTCGTTTTGCTCGATGACTGCTTTGTAGTAGTAACGGCGCGTCATTTCTGCAACAACCTCAGGCAAGCGTGTATTAATCGTCCACTCTTTAATTAGAGGTGCGATTTCATCTAATACGTATGTCATAACTTGCCTGTGATTGCTAAACGCGAGATTTCTGCAGGTGTGAGTTTTGCAAGCTCATCTGGTGTGAATGTTGGTTTTGATTGTTTTTGCTCATTCTCAGTTTTGATAGGTCCACCGTTTGCGCCAGTGATTTCTATCTTTTTCTCGTAATGACCTTTCACGATCTTTTGAATCTGATCAATTAGCTTGATTGCTAAAACTGTATTACCTTTCTTTGATACCAGTAGATCACTAAGAATCTGCAACTGAACAATGTCATTTGCACCGACGATATTATGTAAGGGTTGAGCTAAATATTCTTTACGCGCCTCATTAAATATATCTGCAAATTCTTGCGGTAAATCAGCGCCTGCTACCTTGTTTGGATCATAGTACTCAACCTGCTGTGGGGACACATCAATATTGAATTTTTCCTTGATGTCCCTTACCACTTCGGTAGGTGTCATAAACTGTGCAAGTGACCGAATAATAAATATTTTCTCAGTCTTTTTCAGCCTTGCCATAATTCGCCATCCATCAAGATTCATCAAGAATAGTGGGCAAAAAATTTTAACCGATCACACAATTCCCACAACAAGCAGAAATACTCTTTTCAGACACAAACGGCGCATTCTTTGCAATTTCCAATAATCGTTTAACATTTGCATCTGCGCCCCATCGTTTAGTCTCACCGAAGAACACTTCCACATCGTGACCAGCTAAATAATGCTTTGGTAAGCCAGTCACATCACTACAGATAGGCTCACCATCTTCATCACGCTCAACACCAATATGATAAAGCTCATGCTCAATCAAACGGCAAAACTCAACATCATTCGAGTTTTCACAAAAACTTGCATCCACAGTGATTAAGTACACTGGTACAAAGCCAAACCAATCTCTCATCTGCTGTTCTTGTCGTGCTTTCTTCCAACCACCAACGTTAATCATCACTTTTTCACATTGCCCCAATACCATTCGCTTTTTAGCCACGGCGGCAGATGAAGCCCAAGCAAATGCTAAAAAGGTTTCATCATCATGTAAGAGTTCCGCAATATGATCGTGATCAGGATTATGTAGATGACCGCCAACAGTCAGCCAATTCGCAACAACCCATTCTTTTAGATCAGGCGCGGGTGCAAGTCGTATTACTTCCTCTTCCTCGGCTTGATCAATAAAGTCAGTCGGTGGAAATGGTCTAATCTGTTTCATATGGCATCCATAAAAAAACCCATAATTTCTTGGGAAAAATTATGGGTATAAAATTAAGTAGGCTATTGGAGTCTCACCTACACCAAGCATAGTACGTAAATTAAATTTAATTTAAAATAGCAAATTAAATCAAGAAATAAATTTTAACAATTGTTGAAATATTCTATTAAAAACTATTACAAATTAAATTAATTGCATAACCTGATTGGATTCGATCGGGATGAAACCTTTCAATTTTGTACCCCATATCTTCAGCTAAATCATATTTACTAAACGCATTCGCTATCTTCTTTCCACCACGACCAGCAGCCCAAGGACTACCCACGATTTCAATAAGAAGATTTAACTTCACAATATAAAAATCAAATCGCCAATTTCTTGTTGATTCAAATTGAAATTTACGGCGATAACCAATGAGATTTTCTTCTAATTCTTGAAATAGGGTTTCTTCAGCTTCTAAATATTTTTCTGTAGCTTTAGGTAATGGTTTTGCTCTCGGTTTTCTTTTTATTTCTGATTTTTTTGGTAAGTTGAGTGTATTGGGATGGATCCATGGTTTTACTCAATAAAAAAAACCTCCCGAAGGAGGTCTAAACATTCATAACTAAGGAATATGAATGCAAAATTTACAGCCATTACTTAAAACCAAATCTGAATAACTTAAGAATTAAAAAACCTCACATCCTGTGAGGCTTTCCTGACTCTTGCACTGATTCAGGTCTTGTACTGCAAATTAAATATAATTTAAAAATTAACTTTATTCATTTGCAAATTATTACATTAAATCAATTAATTCACTTTCAAATCTATATCAGGAATAATCGACTGTGGTTTGAATGCAACTTTGTAGTGGTAGGCACTCACACCTTTACTAGATAATTGCTCTGAAAAGTAAGTCACATTGTCAGAGATACCTAACGAATGCTTTTTAAATTCCGATGGACCAGTCTTACAAGTCACATCAACTTTGCGCTCACTGACAGCATCGAATGAACACTTGCCTTCAATTGTTAGAATATATTCGCCTGTAATTCCATTGTAGAAAACCACTCGACGATCTAATTCAAAATTATCCGCAGCATATGAGAGGTTTTTAGATGCCACTTGAGCATCACGAGAACAACCGACTACAAACATTGCACACATCAAACCAACAGCTAAAAATTTCATTTTCATATCCAATGCCTTTTCAATAGACAAAATAAAACCCCTTTCGGGGCTAGGTTATTACTTTCTAGAATCTTCACACTTTTGTTTCAATCGCTCCATTGCATCAGGAGCCATTGGTGCTGTCATCATTCCACGATAATTCATACACTCAGATGTTTCTCTTACTGGTTGAGACTGATTACTTGCACAACCTGTAAACACCAATACACATAATGCTAAATATTTCATGACTTTTCCTAATTTTTTATTAGGTTTTAGTTTAGATAATTTTTAGCAGATACTTTGTAGGAATTTGGCACGCCATACAGGATTCGAACCTGTAACCAATGCAATAGAAGTGCAGTGCTCTATCCAGTTGAGCTAATGGCGTAAAAAAAGGCGCTGTTACGCACCTTTAAATTTTATTTTGACCTTCAACGCCACGGCTTAAACGATCTTTTGTGCGCTGTTCAAATAATGCTAATGCATTTTCCATATAAGTGATGGCACGCTTATTTTCATCACATGGGAAATTACCATCCAAAACCTTTGTGCGATGAATCAGGATTGATAATAACGCTTCACTGGTTACGCCATTCACCCCATTGGCTTTTACTGGGCCATTTTGGAAATGAATTTCAGTTGTTTTTTCACCTGCATCAATTGCGTAATAATGCCCACTTGGCAAATATGTTGGTTTGTCACCATCATCACTAGGATCGGGATCAATCCATTCTTGATGTGTAACACTTACATTATTGTGGTCTGTGTGAATACCAACACCCCACACGCTACTACCAAGCAAGCTTAATGCTAATAATTTCTTACTCATCGTGTTTACCTAATTTAAGAATTAAAAAAGGGCTTCGCGCAAAACGAAACCCTTGCCTTAGATTACGATATTGACCAGATCGGCAACTGATCTACCTCTACTCAACACGACAAGCATCTCAAAGTTAGCTATTGATCTGCTCTGTGTCTTTCAATTCCATTGGTCGGGGAGTCACCCACAATTTAAGGCTTTGAGGCTAACTCAATGTGTGACGAAATCACATTGGATTCAAACCGATTTATACGGCTGGTTTCTGCATCCCACCGTTTGCGCTTTTAGCCGAACAAATTGCACAGCATCACAAATCCAAGTTGCTTTTAAAGCTAACGGTCTTTCATGAGTCGATCCTCAATTGATCACTTGTGTATGTCACAAGCACCTTTTAATAAAATTCAGACAACAAAAAGCCCACACTCAGGGAAGTGCGGGCTTATGAGTATATTATTCTTATATATGTTGATTTATGCTAGGCATAATACCACAAGTGATATTGATTATCATTTGCATTTAATACCAAATTCTCTATTTTAATATCACTCTTCAGTATTAACATTAAAATTGAGGTTTAGGCTCGTTTTTTCATCTGTATAGCTCGTCTAATCAACCCTAGTACTTCTTTTCTCGCAATTATCTCATCTTTGGAATAAGGCAAATTATTAATTAATTCATCAATCGACATTGAACTATGTTCGATCAAATAGCAATCTTGATCAGTAGTCCAATTAGTGAGAGGTATTTCCGATTTTTTACGAGGTCTTTTCATGCCTACATTTTATCAAATACCCAAAATTTAAAAAGCCCCACATTCCTGTGGGGCTCCCCTTAATGTTTGCGCTGATTAAGGATTGTTGTTATTTATATTTATTAAATAACAAATGTATAATTACTTAATAATGTGGTGTATGTCAAATTAATCAGTTAACGTTTTCACAACCCAACTTAAAAAAACATTAGAATTAGAAAAATTGGGTGTTTCTTTCAAAATGATTACTTTTTTCTTCCCAAAATTACCTGTAATTTGATTTACCTTAACATCAAACTCAGATGCTTCACCGTAATGTAGACTTCTAAAAAACTCTACTGTTTTATCAAAATCTGTTAACTTTGGAAGTTCAGGTAATGAGTCCACAAAGTAATAAATTTGTTTCAAGGACCGTAGATCATTTTGATTATTCATTTATTCTACTCAGCTTGTTAAACATGTTATTAATATCACATTGATTAACATGTTTAACAACTATTTTAGCATTGTTTAAATATATAACTTTCTGATAAACAATTTATTTTAAAGATGTTAAACACATGCTTTAAGTTTGAATAATAAAAAGCCCACATTTCTGTGAGCTTTTAAAAAGGAGTTTTTTAATTTAATGTAGGTTTAGGAATTGGTGTATTGCTTGGTAACTTATCACCAGTCCGAGTAGATTGATTGAGACAATCCCCCTCTATCCCCCACTTAGTAACTTTTTCATTTTCAATAATTAATTTTTGGATGCAATACGCTGAGCCCATTCCTACATCCCATGATGCTTCATAACTTATCATCTTTGAACCATTTGGAAATGTATAACTCTTATCAGGAGCCCCCCAAGAACTTATTAAATTAAATTCAGACATCCCAACTTTTGACTGCATCACATCATTGTATGTTTTATCTCGTTTATTTGTTGCCATGTTAACAACATCGCTTACACAACCGACCATAAACACGGAAACTATCATTGGAATTAAAATTTTCATTTTTGTTACCCTTTTGTCATTTTTGAATAATACTAATTCAAGGGTGCTCAATTTTCAAACAAAAAGCCCACAATTTTGTGAGCCTTAAAAATATTCTGTGAATTAATTAAGAAAAATCTAATTCTTTCTCAAAACTTCTTAATTCATGACGTGCCATTGCTAAATTTGACTTTGAACGATCTAAAACAACATATAGAAATAAATTTTCATTCGTTTCTAAAGGGCGAATAATATGATATTGCTTGCCTAATGTTATTAATACATCTTCAATTTGATCTTGTAAATTCAAAACTTTTACTGTTTTACGTTTAGCACGAATAACTTCTGTATTCCCAGCTGCAGCAAGCTCTAAATCAATTCCTCTCCCGAATGAAGCCAATGATAAGCCGCTTTCACTATCTACAAGTGCAGCAGCAATAAATCCATCAATATTGGTCAAAGACTCAAGACTAACTCTGGTCATAGCGTATCCCCTTTGAAAATTTTCATGAATATAAAATTATATTCATTTCGACTTTACCATATTAGGGAAAAAATTATGTGAATAATAAAATATTTTGAATAATAATAGTTCATATTTATGTATGCAAAAAAATACCCACTTAATAGGTAAGTGGGTAATAAATCAAAATACTTAATTTCTTCAAAATTAACTTTTTAAATTCGGGTTTATCCAGTGGATTTCCATAACTTCGTCCACTGTAATAGAAATATGCCATATTGCGTCCAGACAGTCAAGCAAGTCCAACTTTCAAATATGAATGACGACCGCAAATATAAGACTTACCTATACTTGCCATTGTTGCTGCTTGAGATTTGGATTGGTTGGTTTCCTCTCCAACTGTTCTTACCCCCTTACCCTCAACTAAATTCTTGTACAAGCATATTATCCCTAATTTAAAATATGGCTCTGCACCATCCATTGTATCAATCAATAATCGTTGAAATGCTCGTGCTTCATAATCTTCAATTCTACAAGGTACTGTAATTTTTCCACTTGGGATCTTTATTGCACCTGTTGAGCGCATCAACAACCAGATTTGATTTACCCCTAGATCATCAGGCAATGATCCTGCCGACATACGATTTGATTCTATCCACGCCCCAAACTGAATAAACCATTGCTCAACCGTATACTTTTTCCAATCCACTGCTTGTAAAATATGTTGTGTTGCTACTGCAGTACCCATCGTTATAAATCCCCTACCATTGCTTCTATCTGCTGAACCGCTAAACCTGACTTCACTTGCTCTGTACTAAACCGTAATACTTGATATCCCATGACTACTGCAGCGTTGTATTTCTCCATATCGCCGATATATCCCTTACCACGTGTATGACGTCCATTACTCCAAATTCCACCTTCAACCTCGATCAAAATTTTCTTGTCCACAATGTGAAAATCAGCACGCCATTTACGCTTTGGATGGAATTCATATTCCTGTTCAAAATTGATTTTTAGTACTCGTAATTGGTTGGCCAACGTGGATTCACCAATACTGCCAACTCGTTGTGTTTTGACGCTGTTACGGCGTTTCGAGCTAGATTTTCTCTTACCACCAGTGCAGTAAAGTCTTTTGTATTCAGCGATAGAAAGACTTTCCATTTATGCAGCACCTCTGCCCTTAGATTTGAATCCAACTTCCTGCAGATATTCTTTCCAATTTTGAAGCTCATTCGGGTCTGAAAGTTTTGCAGCAATGCGACCTGCTAAGTTTTCGTATGATTCACCCGCAGTGCTGTACTTACTGATAACTTCAGGATGTCGAGCAAGTTTGTTGGCAAACGCGTAGATCTGCTGCGGTGATGAAAAAGTTAGAAATTCAGAATGACCTTTGGCTTTCCCGTTGTCTGCTTTGTCGTATTTGTGTCGGTTTCTCAAAAGCGTGTCAGCAAAATGGAAAATCAAAAGATCATCACAAAGATTCTTGTCAGCATTGAAAAGTTCGAAAGCACGTTTTTCGCGCTCAAACCAACTTGCTTCGATAATCGACTTTGGCACTACCGTGGGATCTGCTTGATCTAATTCCAAACGAAGTTTTTTCAAACAAAGCCAGTCTTTTTTATTTTTAGATTCTAATGGGAGATTCATTGGGAGATTCTGTGTCCCAAAATTGGTACTGGTTACGGTACCAATTTTGGGACTGGTTCCAGTTCCAATATTGGTACTAGTACCGTTTTTGGAACTAGTACCTAAATGAACACCAGTACCATTTTCGGTACTAGTCCCCTTTTTGGTACTGGTATCTGGACAATCTTCACGTCCAAATACACCAATCAATTGATAAACTTTTACGCCATTTCCTTTAATTTCACCCGTAAATTTGATGAACTTTTTAAGTTCAAGTTCATCTAAAACTTTAATGATCGTTTTGCGATTTAAGGTGGTGTCTTTCTCTAATCGCTTAATGCTAGGAAAGCATTTATGATCATCCCCAGCTCGGTCAGCAAGCGCTAAAAGTACAAGTCTTTCACTTGCACCTGAAACTGTTGCTTTCCATGCCCATACGGTTGCGTCAAGGCTCATAATTCACCCGCCTCAGGCATTTCATAAATAAAACTGCCATGCATCAAAATTTTATTGGCCCGATATAGGCTTGCTACTATTTCACTCGCCTGATACACAGAAAGCCGATGCTCATTGGTTAAAAGCTCAATAAACTCATTTCTAGCTACCGCAGCTTGTTTGACATCACGATTAATTTTGCGAAGATTGGCTTTGCGCACTTCCAAAAATGATGCCAGTGACCTTAAAGCAGGTTCATACCAAGACTGTGTCCACTGGATCTGTTTATGCTCTGGAGCTTTTTGGAAGTGTTGATTTGTAGTCATGAAACCTCCGCTAATGCTTGTTCAGCCTTGGTTAATCGACGTTTCGCTTGCAGTTCAGCGACAGATGCGCTGCGTATCTCATTGGTTGCGACAATTATTAAATGGTTGCTAGACTTGATAGACCAAAGTCGTTGAGTAGCCTTACCTTTTATTTCAAACAAATCATTTGAATAAAAATTTCGGCATTGCTTTGTAAGTACCACAACATCACCAATCAAAAAATCATACTTTTCAGATTGCTCTAAAATGTGATGATTCGGTACGTCGTACCATTGCTTAATGTTTCGGTCCTGCACTAGGCATGTTTTGCACTGTTCTTCTTTAAAATCAGTGCACTTGTTAGCGCAAGGATGTTTTGGTATATTTGATTTCATATTCAATACCTTCTGAAGTTTTGAATTACTAAAAGCCTGTTCTCACCCATCAGGCTTTTTCTTTTTGTCCTGAATATCTTTGCATCTGCTTACTTAGAGCCATGTCTGCAGCTTTAGCGTTTTCAATAATGCGGTTTAGAATTTCACTAGCTTCCGTGTACTCCTGTGGAGTCACCATCCCATCTTCTAAAACTTCAAAAACTTTCTGATTTGCTTTTCCATTTTCGACATTCATCTGTAGAAGCGATTCAACAATTGTCATTTGTCTATGACAGCCATCCTCTCCAGCTGGAACCAATACAAAACCCAGCATATGTGCCCAGACTTTTAAAACTGCGGGATTCTTAGTAAGCAACATAATTGCTTCGAACTTTTTAAGACTCGGATCATGGTTTTCCATATTTGGATTGCCGTAATTGCAAATCGTTTTGTGCGAGTCACCTGTTACCTGTGCAATATCTTTTGGATCTAGACCGTCTGAATGGTTGATCATTTGATGTATTGCTAAGCGGGTTTCCTTTTTTAATTCCATTGTGAATCCTTGAATTAGTTCACGTTTATGTAAAACATTGACCGAGGTATAAACTTATGCAGAATGTTTTTGGAATTCTTTAAGGGATGGGCATAGCTCAGCTGCCTTAAATTCCCCGTCCGTAGCTAATTCAGCGCGCATCGCTACAACTTCGGACATATTCCATCGCCCAGAGACATAACCACTAACATTTGCTTGGCTAACTTGAAGCGCACTTGCTGTCGGAATTTGACCACCAAAATGTGCAACAAGTTTTTTATATAGGGTTTGCATACGCATTCTCTTATTAAATTATAAGTAACTTTTAAATATTATTAGTATTCTAATATTTAGTCAATAAGTATTCTTATTTGATTTCATATTAGTTGCCTAATATTATTTTGATAACTAAAGTGGATTTCCGAAAATGCTTAAAGACAGGCTTAAAGAAGCTAGAAAAAATGCTAAGAAATCACAGCAAGATGTTGTTGACGCTATCGGCATCACTCAGTCTGCACTTAGCCAGCTTGAGACTGGTCGTGTAGATTCATCTTCCCACCTTGCTGCAATCGCTAAGTTTTTGGGTGTAGATGCTTATTGGTTACAAACAGGTTCTGGAACATCAAAGGTAGAAAATAAAGACTCAAGCTTCACGAATGTTGTTATTAACGAAAGTCCTCTTTATAAAATCCCTGTTCTTGATTTTGTGCAGGCAGGCATCTTTCATGAGTCGGGTTATGACGGGGTTAATCCCAAGGGTGAAACCTACACTACTTATCGTAGTTGTAGACCTGATAGTGTTTTTTCGCTTGAGGTTTCAGGATTGAGTATGTCTCCTGAATTTGCACCAGGGGATAAGTTGGTGGTTGATTCAGCTAAAGAGCCTTATCCAGGCTGTTATGTCATTGCTCAGAACGGAAGTCATGAAGCCACTTTCAAGAAATATAGAGTTACTGGCTATGATGAACACGGGCGAGAAACTTTTGAATTAGTTCCACTAAATCCAGACTTCCCTATAATGAATTCGATACAACATGAGATTCGTATTATTGGGGTTGTTGTAGAGCATTTGAGATCGTTTGGGAAGTAATCAACAATATTAACTTTTAAAATTCAAATTAAATAGTACATAAGGGGGATCCATGGAAGCTTTTATCTCTAGACTAAAAAGTCACATAGAACATGTAAAAAAGGTGGGAGAGCATTGCTCTACCGAAGAAACAACCAAACAAGCATTAATTTTACCGTTACTTGATATATTGGGATTTAATCCCTACGATCCTACGAAAGTATTGGCTGAATTCGCTGCGGACTTTCCCGGTGTAAAAGCAACAGAGCGGGTTGATTATGCTTTATATTGCAACAATCAGCCTGTTATGTTTATTGAGGCAAAACCTTACTCAGCAAACTTAACAAATCACGCCCCTCAGCTTTCTAGGTATTTTAATAGCAGTCTAGGAGTAACCATAGGTGCTATTACAAACGGTAGAGAGTGGAGGTTCTTTACGGATCTAATAAATCCAAATGTAATGGATGAAAAACCATTCCTTGTTGTTGATTTCACAAAAAATAAAGCAGAGGATTTGGTTCAGCTAGCTGAATTCAAGCATGATAACTTTCATGCTGAAAAACTCCGATTTTTCGCAGAAGAAAACCAATACATCCAGCAGTTTAAAATCGTTATAAAGCGCAGTATAAATGAAGTTGATTTAGATTTTGTCAAATACGTTGCTCAGCAAGCAAGCGTACCAAGACAACTAAATACAAAATTTCTTGAATCTATCCAACCTTTTGTTAAACAAGCTGTTGAACAAGCAATTAGCGATACTGTTGTTAAAGGTTTATCATCGCCAACAATAATTACTGCACAACCAGTAGAACACAAGCCTACTGAAGTACAACCTCAAGAAGTGACAGAAACTCCTGAGCCTGATTTTATCGTCAACCCTGACAATGAAAAAATTATCACAACCAAAGATGAGCAGGATCTACTTAAAATTGTCACTGAATTACTCCCTGAAATAGAAATCGAGGGTCGTGACACTGAAAGCTACTATTCTGTGTTATATCAAAATAAAACAAACAGATGGTTGCTTAGATACGATGTAAATCGCAAGCGCCCGACAATTTTCTTTATTGTCCCTATGGATGATTCCAGAAAGTCTGAATTAGAGCGAGCTGGATTAGAAGTTCAAAATAATGGCGCAATATTTATTGAGAAGCCTGAACATATTTACAGAATGGTTGGCATCTTGAGAGATAGTCTTGAGTACTGTATGAGTGATGACAACTTTAAGCGCGCTTCTAGCCAGTAGGTTTTAGAATAATCAATCTGATGATTCTTTTGAGCCATCCGATTGATTTTCACAAGTAACAATTAGCTAATCATAGCTAAAAATAAAAACCTCAAAGAGGAAAACCTAATGATAGCAACTCTAAACAAATCCAAAACCGCACTTACAATCAATCGCCAAGAATTCAAATTAGCTTTAGAGAAAATCGGCGCAGAAATTGATAAGCAAATAGCCTCACTCAAAAAAGCCAAGCAAAGCTATGACGCTGCGGAAATGGCGCGTGAAGTGATTAATGAGGCAAACATCTTTGAAGCCATTATTGAGGGTTTTAATGAAGCTGAAGAAACCAGTTTAAAGCTGGCTGATATAACAAACCTTGAAGCAGCTCAAGAATGGATAGATGAGTTTTTAGAGAGATATTCGGATATTTAAATGAGAATTCAAAGTCTACTAATTTATATTTTGATGATTGCATCCCAAGCATATGCTGAACCGTGGAAAGATATTTCTACTGAAGAAAATCGAGCTGCTGGCTCTGTTGTTATTATTGATGAAAATATTGAAAAACAGCCTGATGGATCGCTACTTGTAAAATATGAAACAGGGGGCAATAGATTGAGCTTAAAAATACCCCATAAGATAAAAGTAAACTGCTTAAAGAAATCTATTGTATATCAAGGTGGTTTTAACTTACGTAATACATCAGAGGCTGTAAAAACAAACATACATAGAGACATTGGTACTGTTTATAAAGAAGTCTGTCTTAAATAAAAAACTATTCACCCAACACAACCCTAAGATCATGTTGGGTGAATGAATTTTAGAGAATAACGTAAAAATGAATAAATTTGACTACATGAAATTAGGGTTGCTACTTGTACTGGTGGCTTTTTGTTGGGTATCAATGGTTTTTTAAACTGCGAACCCGACGCAGCTTACTGATCGGGTGGAGAGGAAATTGGCTACAATTGAAGAAAAACGCTTAGCTATTGAATTGGCTGAAAAAATAATTCAAACTCGTATTGATTCAAAGAATTCGGCTTACTACAAAGAAAATTCTAAATCTGGGGATATTCAATATTGGAAAGAAATCTACTTGGAATGCTTGGAAGTTGTAAAACAATCTGATTAGTTTTGATTTTTAGCTAATCTTTCCATGAGTTCATTAAACTCACTCATAGTGAGTTGCGATTTATTAAAAACAAAAGCCTCAGCAATGTTTATATATTCCTGTATCAGTACATGATCAGTCATCCCTGAGGCTACATATGTTTTATATAATTCAGCTCTAAAGTCTATTGGTGTCATCCTAGTAATCCCCACCAACCCACCCTGTGTGGGTTTTCTTTTGTCTATTAAAGCATAAAAAAATAAAAATAATAGAAATATATTAGCAAACTTATTGACTACTAATATTAGTATGCTAATATTTATTTCACAGACAACAAAAAAGCACGTCGACCCTCTTACCTACCGATGTGCTTTTACTCTACAGAGTGAGATAAGTATGAACACAAAACCCAATTTAATCAATCCCGCTGTTACACATAGTGTACAGCCTTTTGGCTTTATTAAAGTCGCAGCACTTGCGGGCTTGTTCACTACAGGTGTTATTGCATTCGCTTATAACCCTGATTCAACTGAATACAAACCGCCTGTTGCTATCCCTGCTATCACTCCTTCTGTTTATGAAGTTCAAAAGCTTCAATTAGATTCTGATCATTCTGGTACTGCAGTAATCAAACTTGATGATTACATCTTAAAAGTTGGTTTTGACTTTGAGCAATACCCTGCCGACTACGGCGTACGTGGTTCTGAATACACAGAAGTCGAAGTTTCAAATCTTGCTATCAATAACGTCAAGTCTATCTACGGCGCTGAATTTAATGACTTCACTGTTGATGCTGACCATCGTGCAATCAATCAATTAATCGCTGGCTACATCATGCGTAATAAGTTGGTGGAGGCGATCTGATGAATCTACTCACTAAACCCACTTTCTTCTGCCAATTCGACAGCGAAACATCACAAGGTGCTCGTTACCGTGTGGGCATTGATAAACCTACTTTTTATATCTTGAAGTTGAAAGAAAAAAAGGATTTTGCGCTTAAAGGCTTTCAGCAAAAGTACGATTTGTATCGTGAATACCCGAATACTTTGTTCAAGATCCAAGATAACAAAGTATCAGAAAAGCTAAACGATTTGCTTACTAAAGCAGTTACAGCCAAATCAAATTCAGATTACTACGACCGTTTAAATGACGCTGGCCATTTTGCTTCTGCAGATTATAAGAAGTGGAAACGTGCTAGTCGTGGCTTGGTGTAGGAGATAGATCATGAACAATACAAATAATCAAAATATTAACGCACTTCAGCAGATTCAATTTGAATTAAAAGCTCCAAAAAGTAAGGACAATACTTTTGGTAAGTACAAATACAGAAATTGTGAAGACATTCTTGAAGCCGTTAAACCACTTCTTCAGAAATATGACGCATCACTGATTATCACAGACGAAGTTCAAGAAATTGCTGGTGTAGTTGTCGTGACAGCAAAAGTTATTTTCACAGACGCTAGTGGAAAAGAAACTATTGTCAAAGCTCATGCTGGTGTTGAGATTAATAAGAAAGGGATGGATGTTGCTCAGACGTTTGGTGCATCAAGTTCCTACGCTCGTAAATACGCTTTAAATGGCCTGTTCTTGATTGATGACACCAAAGACTATGACTCTGATGAGTATCACAACCAAGTGAATCAAGCTGCTCAATCTAATAATACAAAGTCAAATTCTAGACAAGCTCAACAATCCAATAGCAACCAGAATAGCCAATCAAATGGACAGCAACAAAAGCCACTTGATCAGCGCTATAACGATGCTCTTATTTCAATACAGAATGCAAAGAATCCTAATACGCTTGATAAGGCTATCAATACATTTGATAGAACAAAATACAAAACTCAAATTCATAATGCCTGTCGAGCGCGGGCAGATCAAATGGGTTGGAGTCAAAACCAATCTCAACAACAAAATCAAACTCGTCATTAAGGAATAAGAAATGAATATTTTAAATGGTAATGAAGCATTCACTGCAATGATGGCGGGTAAAAATATTATGTGCCGTGCTGTAGGTGGGTTGATTGAATTTGATGATTTATCTCAATTCCCTGCCACAGTTTTTGCAATGCCTGGTTATGAATTTTGCATAAAGATTGATTTTATTGAATTGGCTGGTATTAGCTTTCTCAAACCTTTTTCTATCGATGAATTAGTCGCTGATCAAGAAATCTATATTTGTGAAAATTACAGTCGTATCACTAAATGCCAATTCATTCCAGATCGAGTTGAAATGCGAGATGCTGTTATATCAGGCTTTGTTCAGCGTGACCGTGAAAATGCGGCAAATCAAATTAAAGCAATTCAAAAAGCCCTTGGAATTGAAACAGAAATCTATTTTCAGGAAATCGATTACAAGGAACTTTTAGCTGCTTTAGCTACAAAAAATCGCGAACCTAAAAAGCGTGAAACTCGCAAAAAAACAGATGTGAATCTTGATGTAGCTAAAACAGTTACACCTAAAGGCACTGAAAGCACGGATGAACCATGGGGAGAAGCTAAAAATAATACGTCTGAAGTTGTTGAAACACATAAACCTAATAGCCGCCCTGCTTTTACTGTTGATGAAGTAGCAGAGATTGAAACAGATACTGATGCGCTATTAGAGAAATTCACTACTCAGATTTTGAATTGCACCACAACTGATGCTGTACTTTCAATACGCCCAATATTTTTCGCCAATGGTCATCTTGAGCGTGAACACACTCAACATCTATGCAAGTTAACTGAAGAAAAGTTGCTTGAACTGGATCCTAAGCAATATGCACCAAAACAAATCAAAAATGATCATCAAATTTATATAGATGCTCTAAATGTTTGTTCAAGGGTTGATGAAATTGAAACCACTTTACGTGGTATCGAAAGCGAGGGATTCAGTGAAGATCAACTTACTGAAATCGAACAAGCTAAACAAGCAAAACTTGCTGAATTTCAAGAGAAAGTTATTGCTCAAGCAAATGAAGAACAGTACCAGAAATTACTTGCAGAATTAATTGAACACGCTCAAAAAGCTGACTCACCCAAAGAAGCAAATGCTCTTTATAAATACACAGTTGAATGGACTGAAGAACAGCGCAAGCCTTTGATGAGCGCCATTACCAAGCGCTTAAATGAATTAAATGCTGATGCTCCTCCTGTCGAGCAACCTCCATCTTTAATGGTTCGCATTCAAAGCAGTCAAAATGAACGTGAATTGAATGAACTTCTTCCTGAAATCCGTTCTCGTCATGCTGATATTCAGCCGAAATTAATGGATTGTGTTCGCGCACGTCGATTTGAGCTTGAAAATGGTGTGACTTAATGAAAACCGTAGTCAAAAGAAAGAACCTAGATGCATTTCGCATCTGGTTCACCAAACTTGGGTATCAAGTTTCAAATTTAAAAGAAAAGGGTTTCACGGCGCGTACAAGTGACCGTGGAATCAAAAAAAAGCATCACTATGTTTTAGTCACTAACACTTTAAATGGTAATCCTGCTGCTTTTGAGCTTGGTAAAGAATTTGAAGATCATCTGGCTTCACCAGACTTTCTAGAAGTCAAAGGAGATAAAAATGGAGTTTTGTCTTTTGTTGGTTGAAATTTTATTGATTGTAAACGGAACGATTGTAATTAATTTTGAAGTATGGAGCTGGTGATATGGATTCTGCTAAAGATTTTCAAAAAGAAGTGGCAAAAAAGAACTTTGAAAACGCAAAAAATAAAGTAATCAAGGTTCTGGAAAATGAGCCATTCGGCTTGTCTGTGAGTCAGTTAATGACTGCTTCTAGACTCAGTGTAAAAACAGTAAAGGCAATTCTTCAGTGTGCTGAGTTTAAAACCGAAAATGAAGTTTATTTTTTAAAAGTTCAGCAGGTGGCGTGATGCAGGTAAAAATTAAATCCGTCAATGGTGGCTCAGATCTGCCAAGTAATCTCCAAAGAGGTGTTACTTATCAAGCACTACGCATTGATTCAGAACGCATGAAGGTAACCTGCGATGATGGTCAAGTCATCACAACAAATATAAAGAAGTCTGGTTATTTAGGTGATTTTGGTGAGTGGGAAGTTTTAAAGGAGGAAGGTTGATGACTTGTTTAGTAAAAGTTTCAAAATTCCTTGAGTTGGTGTATGGAGATGATGAAAATGCAACCCCACCTTCTCCACAAACAATTACACGAGCTTGTCGCAAAGGTGAATTACCAGCTAAACAAAAAGGCAAGCTCTGGTATATCGACTGGGATCTTTATCAAAAGCAAACTGGTGATGATCTTGTTGATAAAGTTTTGAGAGGTTGA